GTGGGTGTTGTTTAAAGTGTTTCGGTAGATTGTCACGGAACCCAGCAACAAGAGCAACTTGACGAAAACGGAGACACCATTAACTTTAATGCAACAATTGTAATGGCGGGTAGGATTTCATTTTCCGACAAATTATCAAACGACCTATATCCAGGGCAAGTTTATTATTTATGGGATGGTTCATTTCCAGACGCAGTAAGTATTTACGGAATTGCGAATAATGTAACAACACTTGAACCTGCAATAAGTAAACCTCTAATCCTAGCAACAGGAAAAAAGGAAGCAGTCGTATTATCATATCGTCCTCTAACTGGATCACCAACCGGTGGTCGTGAACTGCGTGAGGAATACTCAATTACAACCAAAGTTATTGATGGTGGTTGGAGAGTACGTGTTACCAACATCGGAACATTGTCAAGTCGTTATCCCCTATTCATACAACTTGATTATGACAGAATGGTAGGTCCTAGAGACGAACTACAGGGTCAGGAGGTTTATACAAGATATATACCAATTGGTGAACTGTGTACCGCACAGGAAGCAGCTGCACAACAAGGCACATCGAGTGAAACTTGTAACTACTGGGAGGCAGAAATAATTGCATCATCAACTGAATACGGAGTAGCAAGTACGAATCCGGATATACGAAGAAACGGAATTAACGGTGTTGGAAAACTTAGGGTTGCGGTAAAAACAACTCCTATTATGAATCCCAACAATACTCTGCTCGATGGACTAAAAATAATGGAGGAACATCCTGCCGTGGAAAGAATTCCGAATCTTGTTGTAGACGAATATTGTAGAACTGTAAGCAACGAAGAAATCATAAACGATAAACCTGAAATTGAGAATACATATGTAACATCACCAGAGTCAAGTGCAGGTGAAGTTATCTTGGCAGAATCTGAAATGAACGATATTACGGATGGTGCTATCTTTAACATTAAACTTGGCACACAGAATACAAGACTCAATAACAATTTATTTAATCCAACTGAGCAGGAAATTATAAATCAATGCGTTGATTGTGAAGGAAGTAGTTCATCTGCGTGTGTTGATCTTGAGTCTGGTCCATATCAGATTCTAGGTGCAAACAAAGGATATGGGTTGAGACTAAATCCAAGCACAAATACATACGAACCAATTGCTAATTACGCAACCTCTACACACGAATGTAATGCTATTATAGAAATGGCAGAAAACCTATTTGTTGAAATAAGCAGTGAAGAACTTGATAATCCAATTATTACATCATTTAAACTCACGAACGGTGCACCTGAAGTTGAAATTTTCCCTGCAACAGACACAAACGAGGGGATTACAACAAGTCCTGTTAAACTAAAGGTGGTAAACGGAGATGGTTCTGAACTTCATCCAAACCACTGGGCAAATAGAGTAATACCACAAAAGGAAATTTCAGTTACCTGTGATAGTACCTCTTGTTGTGAACCAGAAACCGCATACAACATTATATCAACAACTACATCCGAGGGTTCTGGAACAGAGGTTGCTATACTTGAAATATTAGATCCAAGTCACATTGACATAATTGGAAATAATATTGATCCAAGATTTTATACATTTGATCCAAGTAAATCACCATATAATTTCTCACAAATAGACCAAACAAGTCAAATGATTGTATCATGGAAAAACATGAGAGAAAATATGCAACTATGTTACCCAAGAAACCTTCCGGCCGGTAATGAACCTAGATTCATGACAATTTACGACAACAGTGCACTCGCAACAAAACACGCATATCCGGATTTAAATAGAACATCGGAAGACTATGATCCAAGATTTACATTAATTGAAATCGGAGCAACTGAATCATTGGTAGGAAAAACAATTAGGTTAACACTAAATGCAAATGAACCAGATGGTCGTGCGTCATGTTGTATTGCTTTCAAGTTCAACGGTACACTTAGAGGAAGTCATTTCACACTAGATGAAATTAAGCAAATGGATGATACTTTCTACTCCTCTAACTTGTGTAACCTATGACGATAGTAATACCAGTTTACAATTTAAGGGGATATAGATTCAATAACTTTTGCTTCCTGATAAAGCAACTTAGAAACGTAAACTCCAAAATACTTGTTTATGAACAAGAATCTACACAAAGTTTGGTAGTTGAAAAATTCTTAAAAAGATTTAATTATGTTTCATATACGTGTGAAAAACTAGATATTGATTATTTCAACAAATCATTATTAATAAATAAAGCATTTAAAAGTATATCAACCAAGTATGGTTGGGTTATGGATGCGGATTTTTACACAGACTATAATTACATTATTGAACAAGTAAAAAATACACATCATCAATACTCTGACTTTATTCGTCCGTTCTCCAATGTAGTTTTGTTAGATAAACTTGAAACAGAATCTTTATATAGTCTAAATAAACTAGAACTTCAAAACAAAGAATATATATCAAATTCACAAGACGGAAAATACAGTTTTATAGTAAAAACCGAAACATTCAATGATGTGGGTGGTATGAATGAGGACTTTAGAGGGTGGGGTTTTCAAGATCTTGATTTTGTTCAAAATCGGTTAAAGGAGGAAAACATCAAATCATTCGTAGACCGGCAGGCTTTTCATTTATACCACGACAAAGCAAGTAAATCCAATGCTATATACAATCGTACCTTGTTTGAGAACCTCGGTGGTACTTTTAATAAACCGACAAACAGAGTTTCCGTGGACACTGTTAAAAATATACCAAATAATATAAGAATAGAACACAGATCACGACAAAATAAAAAAACAACAATCCCTACTATAATTCATAAACCTCAGATAGGTAATAAAGAAGCAAATAAAACAAATTTAGTATGGAAACGACCCAAACATGGGATTATCTGCGTTGATTATTTAGAAGAAATTGAGACCGAAAACACAGATATAAAAAAAGCATTAATAGTAGAAGAACCTAAACTTGTTTACACCCGAGGTGGGATGAGAAAAACCAAAATAAAAAAGAGTGCGATAACATATTACATAAAGTATATAGTACGAAATTACGATAACTTTGAAATAAATCAAACTTTATTATTTGCTAATAATTTATTTTCTAAAAATAAAAAAGATATAATTTTGTTAAAAAACAAAATAAAAAACATTAACTTACAAAAGTATGAACAACGCAACGCAGATTTTGAGTGGTTGTTTCCGGAAAAAACTAGGTTTATAAAAAATAAACAAACAACCACAAGTGGGTGTTTTTTAATATCGTCTGACTTAATTTTAAAACAAACCAAACAAGCATATAGTAACCTCCTAGAAGACATACAGAAACTTGGTATAGAAGAGCAACAAAATGCTCTTCAGAACATATATTCTATTTTTAATTGACTTAACTCCCAGAATTATATAATATAATGGGATTATGAACTATACAGAAAATCAATTAGAAGAAAACTACAAATCATTTTTAAGGTTTATTGAGGATACCTTTGAAGGTGAACGACAAGAAAAACTGTTACATATGTACGGAACTGATGAGGGGTGTCTTGGTCTAAGAGCACTTATTGCGCCTGCAAGTGGCACAATCCATTATCATAATTGTTATGCAGGGGGGTATATAGACCATGTAATGAATGTATGTAAGGCAGCTAGAGGTCAAAAGGTTTTACTTCAAAGCATGGGTGCAAGAATTGACTTCACAGATGATGAGTTGCTATTTTCTGCACTAAACCACGACTTAGGTAAACTTGGTTCTCTTGAGGGTGAGCAATATACACCAAACGACAGTGAGTGGCATATTAAAAACCAAGGAAAGGTATATAAGATGAATACAGATATTCATTGGATGGGAGTCACGGATCGTTCACTGTTTCTTTTACAACACTTTGATATAAAATACACACAAAAAGAATGTCTGGCGATAAAACTATCAGACGGTATGTATGATGAAGCAAATATACAATACCTCAAGACCCATAATCCTGGAAACGGACTTAAAACCGAACTTCCACGGGTAATACACTGGGCAGATCATATGTCATGTGTTGTCGAAAAGTCACTCACAGACCACAATTTTAAATTTTAATAATTTTTTATGTAATTAATATTTATAAGTAGAACAATGCTCGTTTGAGGTTGTTCGACAAATGCCCAAAACGGGGTTTGTAACTAAAAAAAAAGGAAAACTAAAATGAAAAACTTAGGATTAAATAAGTCCTCTGGAACAGGACTTAATAAATATGTTCCAACTATGCGAGATGAGTTCTTAACTCCGTTTGACTCAATATTTGACAAAATGGTAAATCAAGCATTCCCCAACTTTGGGCAGGAGTTTGGTGTAAATTTTTTCGGAAATAGTTCATACCCGAGAGTAAATGTTGCCGACCATAAGAACGAAGTTAGAATAGAAGCAGAAATTGCAGGCCTCACCAAAAGTGATGTATCTGTTGAATACGAAGATAGTTTGCTTACTATATCCGGTGATAAAAAAACTGAGTTAGAAGATCCAGACGTAAAGTATGTATACAGGGAACTTAAAAGATCATCGTTTCGTCGTTCGTTTAAGGTAGATGAAGCAACACTTCAAGTTGACAAAATTTCTGCTAAGTTTGATAACGGAATCTTGAACATCAGTATTCCAAAAAGAAAAATCGTAGAAACGAAAACCAAAAAAGTTAAAATACTTTAAAAATAACATTTAATTTTACTATAAGAGGGTAAATTTAATTTTACCCTCTTTTTTTATAACTATATTATATTTATATACATTGATAAGGTTTAATAAAATAGAATTGGGAGATATGTATTAATATGAAAGTATTTACTGCGATTATAGGTGGGTTGGCACTGGCAGTAGCAGGAACGGCTGCTTTCTTTTCTGTGCGAGGTATTGGGTTATTATTTGCAGGTGCGGCTATCGCAGCCATGGTAATGGCGGGAGTTCTTGAAGCAGGAAAATTAGCAATGACTTCATTTTTATACCGTTATTGGGAAAGAATACCAAGGATATTAAAATGGTATTGTACAATTGCAGTTGTGGTTCTGATTGGAATAACCTCGTTGGGCATTTACGGATTTCTAAGTGATGCTTACGATGACACACGATCAAGGGTGGAAATGCATGAAAATAACATAGAAACCCTAAATAAAGAAATAGTAGTAATTGAAACTGAAATTGAAACACTTAAAAATACGGATGTAACAGTAGAAGATAAAAAAACTGAAACAATAGTAGGTTTTCAAAAAATCTATGACGATTATGTGGCAGACGGAAGAAAACGACAGGAAGCACTTGCTAATAGAAACAAAACAGACACCGAAGCAAGAGGATTTCGTAGACAACAATTTATGGATCGTCTTGCGGTATTGGATAAAGCAAAAAGTGAATTAGAATCAAAACCAGGTGGGTTATTTAGTAATAACAAAAAGAAAATAGAAGAACTAAGGATAACACAACAACCTGAGCGAGATTCTATCGCAAAATCATTATCAGCAATAACAGACGAAGAAACTTCTGCAACAAAATCATACAATGATGCTCTTGCCAAAATTGATGATCAAATTTCAAGTGAATATGATAAATTTGTAGAAAAAGTAAATGGTCTTCGTGATACAACAAACGACCTGGATAATGTAACCACTATTGAAGATAAATACGACAAAATAAAAGAAAACCAAGCAGAGATATTAAAAGAAAAAGAAGGAATTCGTGCAACTGATATTGGTAGTTTTCGTTTTATAGCAGAATCATTTGGAATGCCAGTAGACCAAGTTGTAAAGTGGTTTATTATTGTAATTGTTTTAGTTTTTGACCCTGTTGCAGTTGCACTTGTATTGGCATATAATATTATGGTAGGTGGGAAAATGACTCTAGGAGAAGAGTTGCCGAAAAAAAAAATTGGATAGATAATCTACCCTTTGCTGATAAATTCCAAGAAGAAGGTGATTTTATAGAAGATGTAATTGAAGTAACTCCCACCCCAAGTCCAACTCCCACTCCAACTCCTACACCAAGTCCAACTCCCACTCCAACTCCAAGCCCTACCCCAACCCCCACTCCAACTCCAAGCCCTACCCCAACCCCCACTCCAACTCCAAGCCCTACCCCCACCCCAACACCAACTCCTACACCAAGTCCAACTCCAACTCCAACTCCTACCCCAAGTCCAACTCCTACCCCAAGTCCAACTCCTACACCAACTCCCACTCCCACTCCAACTCCAAGTCCCACCCCTACACCAACTCCCACTCCAACTCCCACTCCAACTCCAAGTCCCACCCCTACACCAACTCCTACACCAACTCCCACTCCAACTCCTACCCCAAGTCCAACTCCCACTCCAACTCCAAGTCCCACCCCTACACCAACTCCTACTCCAACTCCAAGTCCTACTCCAAGTCCAACTATGTTTTCAAGTAAAACTGAAAGTTATATAATAAAAAATAAAATAAAAGAAGATGTAAATTCAACATCAACCCCAATGTACGACACCCAGGAAGTTGAACCAGAACCACCCACACGAGGACCTTATTATGTTCCTTGGAAAAAAACAAGCATGGATGCATATAAAAAATACGAAGGGAAAATTGTATACAAAAAAAGGTATATTCCAGGAAGTACCCTCGGAAATGTTCCATTTAAAGAAAAAAAAGATGATAATAAATAAATTTTATTGACATATCAATATATGTTAGACTATTATATAGGAATGTATATATATCTACTTATATTTCTGTCAATGTTGTTACTTATAACACTTTATACATCTTTCAATTTATATAGAAAAAATATAATATATGAAAATTGGACGATTGACATAAGAAATAAATTTGAAGATTTGTATAAAAATATTAAAAATGTTGATCAACGAGAAATTTTTGAAAAAGACGATGAAGTCGGTGTTGCATTTGATGAAATTAAGCAAATAATAGAAGACTTCAAACAAAGGGAACTAAACTAAATGGCAAGACCAAAATCGAAAAAGAAAATGTATTTCACACAAGAAACTGAGGACAATATAGTTTTATATAATAACTCAGATGACATGGTGGAACGAAATAAAATATACGAAGAACATATAAAGTATCCATTTGAGAAATTGGCAGAAAACATTCTAAACACATTTAAGTTTTCGTATTTCCAGTGCAGTCATGAAGATGTTCAACGAGAAGTGGTTAGTAACCTTGTAAGCAATATGCACAAATACAAAGCAAATAACGGAAAGGCATTTTCATATTTTAGTATTATAGCAAAAAATTTTTTAATTCTATACAATAACGGAAACTACAAAAAATTTAAAAGACACACAAGTGTTGATGACGATGAAATTATATACGAGCAAAAAGAACTTACATTTAACCCAAGAGCAGAGACTAAAAAAAAGGAACTTTCTGAGTTTATAAAACTAATGGTAGATCACCTTGAAGATAACATCGATACTATATACAAAAAAGACCAAGAAAAACGAATAGCATATGCAGTTCTTGAAATATTCAGAAAATCAGACGTTATAGAAAACTTTAATAAAAAAGCACTTTATTTATTTATTCGTGAAATGACTAATTGTAAAACTCAGCATATCACAAAGGTAGTAAATAAAATGAAAGATATTCAGTCAAATTTATATGCTAGGTATCTAGAAAAGGGAACATTATCTTCAGGCGAATATTAAAAAAAATATATACATTTATATTTATATATAATGGATAAAGACATTGAAATTTTCGAGGGAAAGACCTTTTCTTCTTTGGTAAAAGATATATACTTCAATTCAAGTCATAAAAAAGAACAAATTAACCAATTAATAAAAGACTTGCGTACAATGGTAAAAGATGCAGGTAGTGCCACTGTTATTGCCCCAATGATCCGTGACTATATAGATGTGGGTGTTAAAAATGACGATCAATTAGTAAAACTTTCGGCCGTGTTACAGAGAATAATAAACGGAGGTAGTGGTGGGGATTCTGACGGTGGCGGGGATTACTCACTAACCGATGAAGAAAAGCAACAATTACTACAGTCTGCCGAAAAAGAATTAAAAGAAATTAGCAAAAAAGCTATAAGCATACCAAAAATTTCCTCGGAAGACCTAGACGAAACGATAGAAGAGGAAACTGAGGATGGCATACACTAATTATTTAAAAAACTCCATAACTGCTGAGGCTTCACAAAAGAGTTTAGCAAGTGGTAGGTCTGTTGCGAATAAATCAAATGATTCGTTGATGTTCTACGAATTAGAGCCAGCCGTTGTTATTGATGTAATACGTGATGAAAACCACCCGATATTTAAAAATAAATCAACTCAACCATTTGTTACAGAAGAAGAGTGGCCCGAGGGTTTCAATGATACGCAGGTTTTAGATTATGCTTCTTGGATAGGTCGTGTAAAAATAAGAATGCTATTTAGTCAAACTAATTTACCAATAGAACAATTGAGTTGGGCAATACCACTTGAAGCAGGAGTAAAAGAATTTCCATTAATCAATGAAGTAGTTATTGCTTCCAGATACATGACTACTGTATATTACTCTCGTAGATTAAATGATAAAAATTTTATAAACAATAACGCAGATTATCGTCATGAATTAAGAACTGGTGGAGGAACTCCCATTACGAAAGATAAAAGTGCAAATCTTTCGTTAACAAGAAACAAATCGAACGTATCTCAGGTTAGCAATCAGATAGGAAGTAATTTGGGAAAATATTTTAAAGCAAATAACATGATTCGTCCACTTATGCACTATGAAGGTGACACTATAATAGAAAGTAGATTTGGTAGTAGCATTAGATTTGGAAACTTTGTTGACTCTCCCAACTTTGATATCGGTACTTCGTCTGGTCACGGAGAGTCTTATGCAGGAAACTTGGGAAATCCGATGATTCTAATTCGCAACCGACAACGTCCCCTTGTTGGTTCTGAATTACAATATGGTCACACCATACTTGAGGATGTAAATCGTGATGGTTCTTCAATTCAAATAACCTCTGGAAAAACACTATCAAAGTTTACCCACACACTCGGTAGGGCTTTAGTACAACCAAAACGAGTTAAGAATCCAGGTATATCTGCATCTCTTGGAAGTTTATCGAACTCTTCAGTTGGTACTAAAAAAATAAAACCAAAAAGTTCTCCTAGTAATAAAAAAACCGAAGATGTTAAAGAAGTAAATGGACAAAGTGACATTGTAACTCCAGACGAAAGTCACGAAACTCAGAGAAAAATGGCCGAGAAAGCATCAAAAGGTGACCACGGATCGGCAATGAAAGAAGGATTCAAAGAAGCAGTTGGAGAAGAAGATGGAGAAGTAATTGGTGACAGAATAGGTAAAATGGACACCGAAACTGCAAGCAAGTTTATAGAAACACCAAACTCAAGCAACGGAACTAGCATAGTCTCGGGGTCTGCCTCATCTGGAATAAATGTCGAAACAAAAGTCGCATCAACAGAAGGATCAAGTGGAGGAGTTGGAACTTTAGGAAAAATTGGAGCCGTTGGGGCTGGTATAGCAATAAGTGGTGGGTTAAGCAAAACTGGAGGAGGGTCGGTTTCATCCGGTGCGATTAAACGTGCAAACTTTTTAGGTGATATTGGTTCTGGTAACTTTAAATTGAATCAAACATTTGAAACCGGTATTGTAGGTTCAATTGCATCTTCAAACAAGGTTGGACAAAATGCACTTGCAGGAACACCAGCCGGTCCTGCACTATCGGCCGCAAATTCACTTGGAATTGATATACCTGGTCTTGGTGATATCGGAATAAACAAAGAAGATAGTTTGATGTTTAAGATTTTTAAATTGGCATCAATGGGAATTATGGCAATTTGTGGACTTTTGGGAAAAAAGAAAGGAACACATGGATCAAAAACAGAAGAATCACTTGGGTGGTTATTATCATTTGGCATAAACATTGCATTGCTTGGAATTTTAATGTCAATTTTTGACAAACTAAGAAATCTTAAATTTGCTTTAGGTTTCTTGATTGGATTCTCATTAAAAGATTTTTTATTTGATTTGTGTGATTTTGTAAATCAAATAGAGTGGGGAAACTCGTTGACCGATACACTTGATACAGAATTAAACAAAATGCTTACCCAACAAATGGGTAATCAAATGAAAGCAGATGGAACATTCGGACCTTATGCAAAAAACCATCCAGACTTTGATCAACAATTTTCTGCTCTCGGAGATGACTTTGGTGACCTCGGTACTTCACTCAAAGGTGGTGGTGGTGGTGTGTCAGGATTTGCATCTTTGCAAAAGGGAAATGAAGAAGTGGCAACTATGACATTTGACCCCATGACTGGGTTATATAGAAATAAAGAAGGTACTGGTGGCACATCGTCTACAATGTCTATGCAACAATCCACTGGAAATGTTGGATCTTCTGGTATAAGTTACCAAGCAGAATCATCATCAGGTATTCAGTATAATCAGGGGGTAGGTCAACTTGGTGCAAGTTTTGGTGGAACACTAAGTGGGGGTGGGACGAGACCACAACCAACCAGAACACAAAATAGCAGTATGTCAAGTGTTGGACTACAAGCAGGAACAAACTTTACCGCATCTCAAGGAACTACACTCACAAAAACAAATTCTGGTCAAACTAATCAAATAGCAGCCGGTTCAAATATAACACTCGCAGCTGGTTCAAGTATAGAGACTAACCAAAATATTGAAAACAACAATAATCCTGCCTCTATGAATGTTCCCGCCGGAACTAAAATAAATGCAACACCCGGAACCAAAATAGAAAGTCCTAGTGGAAATCAAGAAATTTTAAAAGAATCATCAAGTGTAACAGTGTCCGAAAAAACCGAAGTTGTAAATTCAAAAAAAGAAAATCAAAAAAGTGGAGTATCGTATGAAACGGATACTGATGGTGTAAAATACGAATCCAACGACACATCAACAGAAAACAAAAAAGAAGAGACTCGATCAGACAACAAAAGTTCTGATACACCGAAGTCTAACGAAAAACAGGACGATGGTGTAAGTGAAGGCGTAAAGTCCAAAAAAACACAAACAACAAAACCTAATAATGTAAAAGCAGCCCCACAAGATCCTGATGAAGTAAAATCATTTCACACAGGAGAAACAATTACACGTGATTCATTAAAAGGAACACCAATTCAAAATGCTGATATGAATGCCGTTTCGTTATTACATCCTGAAGACTTAGAAACATTAAAAGATACTGATAAGGTAAATGAATCAATTAATACAGCAAAGCAAGCAAAAAAGAAAAAATTAAACTCAAACCTTAGTAAACTGGAAAAGCAAGTTTTAAAAGAAGCATCTGAGGCAAAAGTCATATTCGGAAAACAATTGCCGGCTTTAACAGGAAATCAAATTATAATAAACTCAGAACGAATTTTAATTTCTTCAAAAACACAAGAAACAGGAATTTATGCGAAAAAGAAATTTTTCGTAGCAACTGATGATGAAATAACTATGAATTGCATAGACAGATTTGTCACAGAAACAAAAACACACACATCTGTTATTTCTCCTACAATACACCTCGGAGCATATATAACACGAAGACATCCAGTTTTGAAAGGAAATAATACGATTGACTGGTTAAGTTCTTTGTGTGGCTGGCTATCTAGTCATGTACACCACGACCCTTATATAACCACATCAAGACCTGCTCAACAAGGAAGTTTGGCATCTTTACGTTCAAGATTGCCAACATTATTAAGTACGAGAGTATTTATAGATGGATAAATAAGTAAATAAATAAATATATATTATAAGAAACCGATATTATGAAAAAAAGTGAACTAATAACGATAATAAAATTAGCAGTTAGAGAAGAGTTAAAAACGACTCTTCCTGAAATATTGTCTGAATATAAAACACAAAATAAAAAGTCAAATGTTAAAATAGAAAAAACCGAGGCAAAAATAAAAACCAAATCAACGAATTCAGATAAAGTTTATTCTCGCAATGAAAAAATAAACGAAGCACTTCGTGCTACTGTTGGTGGAGTCCCCCAAGAAGGTCAGTTGGTTTCATCGACTATGGAAACAAACAAGCAAACAGACTTTAACGGAAACGAATTGAATATAAAAGACTTACCGGAAAGTGTATCAAACGCACTAACCCGTGATTACTCTGAGTTGATAAACGCAATTGAGAGTAAAAAGAAAGGAAAATAGTAGGTGTACGAAAACCTTAAAGTGCCAGTTGGAATTTCTATTCCATATACACGGGGTGAAAAAGATGGATTTTTTGCTCAAACTTACTCTGTAATTGAGAGGTCAAAATATAATTTAATGATGCTCTTAATGACAGCAAAAGGTGAACGGCCTATGATGCCAGAATATGGAAGTAATTTACGTAGACTGCTTTTCGATCCAAATATTACAGAACACGTAGATAAAATATTTTTAGATGAAATAAAAGATACCACCGCAAATTGGATGCCGGATGTAGAAGTTATTTCCGTGGATGTAAGTTCTGATTTTGATAAAGACCCACATAAAGTAGAATTAAATATTAAATATATGATAGCAAGTGTCCCAGACACAGAAAGCACACTAAGTTTATCATTAGATGCAGGATAATTAAATGGATAATTTAAACACCATCCAAGACGGAAAAAAAGAAATAAACTATTTAAGCAAAGACTTTGATAGTTTTAAGTCTAACTTAATCGACTATATTAAGACATATTATTCCAAAACATACAAAGACTTCAGTGAGAACTCAACTGGAATGATGTTTGTAGATTTGGTAAGTTATGTGGGTGATGTTTTATCTTACTATGTAGACTATCAATTTAAAGAAGGGTTTTTACAATATGCAAGTGAAAGAAAAAATGTAATTACTCTTGCAAATTACTTGGGATATAAACCAAAGGCAAGTGTGGCAGCCACAACCATGTTGGATATATTTCAACTAATACCATCGAAAATTTCAGAAGACGGCACAGTTGAACCCGACATGAAATTTGCTTTAAACATTGATGAGGGTATGGAGGTTATTTCAACTGGAGGTTCGGCAACTATTTTTAGAACAACAGAACCTGTAAACTTTGGTCTTGACGAAGCAAGTTCACCAACCGAAATAAGTGTATTTCAACGAGACCAACTTGGTCAACCTCAATTTTACTTATTCAACAAAAAGGTAATGGCATCGGCCGGCACCAGAAAAACATACACAATAACAGTTGGAGAAGCAAGTGAGTTTTTTCAAGTTGAACTTCCTGATACGGATGTACTCGAAATAATTTCAGTAATAGATTCGACTGGAAACAAATACTATGAAGTTGATTATCTATCACAAGATACAATTTTGATCGAAGAACCAAACAATGATAAAACGAGTCCAAACACAAGCAATTTATCATTAAGTGTACCGTATTTATTGCGATATATTAAAACATCGAAACGATTTTCAACATTTGTAAATAGTGATAACACCACAACCTTAGAATTTGGTGCAGGAAAGGACAAAATTGACGAAGAGATTGTAATTCCATCCCTCAACACTGTTGGATCATCATTAAAATCAACAAAAAAATTTGAATCGTCTTACGATCCCGCAAATTTCTTGAAGTCTGATACATATGGAGAAGCACCTGCAAACACAACACTTACAATCGAGTATTATTCTGGTGGTGGTGTCGAGTCTAACTTGAAATCAAATACACTTACAACTATTACCCAAATTAAGTATAATGAAACAAACGCATTTTTATCAGAGGGTGAAGAGGGAGTATTGGAGACAATCAAAAATACAGTTGGGGTGAATAATCCAGATCCTGCGTTGGGTGGTCGTGGTGAGGAGTCAATTGACGAAATACGAATCAAAGGTCTTTCTAGTTTTTCTTCGCAAAATAGAGCAGTCACCCGTGAAGATTATGTAATAAGAGCATATAGTATGCCACCGAGACTTGGAAGTATAGCAAAAGCATTTGTAAGTAAAGATGGTTCTCTTGACTCATTCTCACAAACGGATATAGTCAAAAATTCTTATTCAATTAATCAGGAGGTTCAACCACAAGAACTAAATCGTGTGTATGGAGAGATAAACAATCCGTTTGCAGTAAATTTGTATGTATTGAGTTTTGACGAAAACAAGAAACTAATAACCCCAAATGATCTTGTTTATCAAAATTTAAGTAAGTATCTTTCCAACTATAGAATGCTAACCGATGGAATAAACATGACAAATGCTTTTATTATTAACATAGGAGTAGAATACGAAGTAACCTCTTATATGAACTTTAATAAAAAAGAAATACTTTTTTCATTAAATGAAATAATAGCAGATTTTTTTGATATAGATAAATGGCAAATATCACAACCAATTGACACCGGTACACTAGAAGTTGAGATGTCAAAGGTTTCTGGTGTAAAAAATGTTACAAAACTTATAATTAAAAATCTTAATATAAACGATGGCAATTACTCTGAAAATGAATATGATATAAATTCTGCAACTATGAACAAAACAATCTATCCATCGAAAGACCCATCTATTTTTGAATTAAAATACCCAACCAGGGACATAACAGGACGAGTTTTATGATTTATTTTATATATCCAACCAAAGATACCACTTTGTATAAACACAGACGGTTACTTGAACTCAACTCTGGATACGATGAGATTCTTGAACTTAAAAAAATTAACACAGACACCGATGGACTTGTTTTAAGTAGAATTTTAATTGAGTTCGATAATGAATTGTTCACGGCGAATAAAAACAAACTTATAAATTCGGAGTTTTATTTAAACTTAAAAGTAGCAAATTCGTCTGAGTTATCGATGGGTGACTCTCTTGGTGTATACCCTGTTAAAAAGTATTGGGACGAAGGAACTGGACGATACCAAGACACAAAATCATCATCTTTTTCATACAAAGGTGCAAGTTGGAGATACGCAGATTTTGGTAAAAATTTTTGGAATCAAGATGCAAACACAACCAACTATTTGGGGGGTGGTGAGTTCTACGAACACAACGAAATACCACAAAGAACTAACACCGATGACACCGATCTGATATTTAAGTTTAAAGGTGCATTCTCTGATGTAAAGGTTGATGTAACAAGTATTGTAAAATCATGGTTGGTTGGTGATATCGAGAACAACGGATTTTTAATAAAATTTATAGAAGAAACAATAGACGCACATTCATCTATACAATTTTTCTCGAAGGATACAAATACGATTTACTACCCTTATTTAGAAATATTATACGATGATTACAAGTTTGAACCATGTGAACAAGTATATATAAAAAGCATATCGTGTACGACAGAACATTGTCATAATACAGATTCACTTGGTACAAAAACTGATATGTCAATTAATGTTGATACACTTGATTCTGGTTCATTAGAATCTGGTGTACTTAATTCAGGAAGTATAGAATCATCATCTATTGAATCTGGTTCCATTGAGTCGGGTTCCATTGAATCTGGTTCCATTGAGTCGGGTTCCATTGAATCTAGTTCACTTGAATCCACGAGTCTTGAATCCGCATCAATAACAGATACGGATATATTCACGAATAAACAATGTTCAGACGAAAACAACACAACTGGTACCTTCGGAAAACCAACAGAAAAAATTTTAGTAAAAAAATCTAATATAAATCAGATCGTTTCTGACGAGTTTATTCCAATAATAAAAACAATTAAAAAAGAATATAAACAATCTGAAAGAAAAAAAATAAGAGTTGGGATTAGAAGCAAACGACCAATAAAAACATTTTCTTCAAAGTCAGACTACTCTCTTGATAATTTTGTAACCAACAATATGTTTTATTCAGTTAGAGACTCAGAGACATCTGAGGTTGTTATTGGGTTCGGTGAATATACAAAAATATCGTGTGATTCAAACGGCCACTATTTTAATTTTGACTTTGGGTGTCTTGCTGTGGGGAGGTTTTATACATTTCACATAAAAACAGAAATTGACGAAGATGTAGAAATTCACATAGATAAACGAAACTTTAGAATTATATCATAATATGTACAATTTACCAAAATATATTTCAGAAGAAAATTTCAATAAAGAAGAATTGGATAATCTTTTGAAAACCGGAAGCATTGTAAACAATGTTGATTCCACTGGAAACTATAATATCTCGTTTGATGACATTACAGAAGAAAGCAAAATTGGAGATTACTTAGTCGGTGTTCCTGTTGAAAAAACAGTTCAAAAACAAGATCAAGTTGAAACATTCTTCTCCGTGGACTTTGAAGAATTTACTTCTGTTGAGGGGGTGGATACCGAAGAAGACATTTCTGATTTATATTCGGAGATTGAAGAAGAGCAAGAAAACAGAATAGAAGAGGAACAACTATTACAGGCACAGATTGATGAATTAAGTTCTATTCTTGATAAAGAAATGGAACGAAATGTAAAATTTAAAGAAGAGGCATCTGAAATGTACACGGCGACTAAAGATTTAATAATAAGCCAAAGAATTCAAAACGGAGAAGGCAAATCCAAGGATGACTTTAGTTCAAAGTTTCCATTTCTACCACTTACGCAAGACCAAGTTGAAGAAGGTATGAACCTAGATGTAGATCAATTTCCTTTTTTGGGAAATTAAAATATAAATAATTCATGAATTCGTTAATACAACATATTAAAGAACCCAATATTAAAGAAAACGAACCGTTTCAACGTGGGTATGTAGTAGACGAAAGTTTACTTGATATTGTATTAGACGAAAAACCAACAAAACTTATTTTTGGAAAATCCTCGAAGGATATAGTTGAGTTTTCGGTATACTCTACTTCTAATGATTTATTGTATTGGTCAACTATTCCTGGTGATGATGACTTTAAAAAAGTAAACTTTAATTTTTTTGATTATAACGATGATAATGTACAAGGGAGTATAGATGTAATTGGTTCACGATATTTCGTAAAAGATGGAAAATTAATATTGTCATTTACTGACCAACTGAAAAAACTTGGAGCAACTGCTCCAAGTGCATATAAAGTTGGTATATCTATGCGTAATGATATAGTTGGTTCGTCTGAGTCAAGTTCTTTTCTAATAATTAAAGAAATATCTCCAAGTAGAAACGAGATTAAGATAATACCAGAAGCATCCCGTGCATCAAATAAGTCAGAGGATGTTGCACTGGGGTTTGAATTTGAAAACTTTGCGAACAGAAGAATTGTAGTGTCTCATATTTTTTATGAAACCGAAAAGTTTATAAAAACAATAAACTACTCGTCTTCAGATATATTTAATGAACTTGAGTTGCAGATAGCGGACTTTGAAACAAAATTTAACGAACTTACAAAATCATTAAACTTAAGTAAAAATGATTTACTAATTGATATAAATAAGTTTTATGATAAGTGTAAAAAACTATATCGCAACTTAATCTTAACAAAATACAACAATGTGTTTGCTGAGTCAGATTTCTACGAAGAATATTCACTTGCAGTAAACTATATAATCTCAAAACACCCGGCACTAAGTTTATTGCCAGCATCCGATACTTCCGTTTTGTTTTATCGTGATTTGATAATGTATTCTTATGATGTGGGTTATGTAAATGAAGTTTACGCAAGAAGATTTGATAGATTTTTAAATAACATAATTAATCTTGGATTTGGTAATGGAATTCCTATTGTAAAATACGCAAAGTCAACCGAGGTCGTATCGGATTCTGCATATACTCCAATTGTAATTAAACTTGCCAAACCACTTGACCAAGACATTGAAATAAATACAAGAATGTATATAAGTGGATTATATTATTCAGATGATCTGTATTTTACAACAATACTGAATAAAACATCAATTGTCCCAACAAAAAAACTGAGACAACCAGATTTAACTTTAGTAAGTACATCACGTGGAACGAAAGAGTATAACCAAGAAGATTTAATTGAAAATGTAACCGATGATGTAGCAAAATACTTCAATACATCATCATCATCTGACTTAAATTTGAATGTAGATTATTCAGATTTTAATAATTTTGTTAAATACTCTTCTGCAAAATCTAGAATTGACTCGTTTTTGTTCAAAATGACAAACTTCTCAGTTATAGTTCACAAGATAAAAAATATAGAAAAAGAAATATACAATTTACAATACGAAACAAGTATAGGTAACATTGAAGCAAAAATTTCTGAAAACTCGATACGTCTTCTTAGAACACTTGAAATTTCAAAAGAAAATAAAACAAAAAGTGAAATTTTAGCAAAACTAGACGGATACGAAAGATATTTGTTTTTTGAAAATAAAAGTGATGATGCAACTGCGATCATAGAATTTAATAATTTAGATAGTATAACAAACCAACCAAGTGAACAGACAACGATTAATAGAAATCAGTCTATTCCGCAGATATATGGATTTGAAATAAATCTACCTGATAATGACTTTATTACAATAAAGTTTACATCCAAAAAGACACCAAACTACGGAGATATTAGTATATACGAAGGAATGCAACCCCATGCACTTGCATCTGAAATAAGCAATCAAATAGGAAGGTGGTTTCGAAAAAAACATGACAAGTCAAGTTCTGTTAAAAGTGAAACACCAAATCCTTACTTTTCATTTTCCACAGCAAATAAAATAGTTGTGCGTTTATCTTCAATAAATGATGAAGCATTTACAGATAGTAGCACTCCAATTATTTCAAATCTGCTATGGACATACGAGGATGAAAATAAAGAGCAAACATCAATTGCATATACCACATATATATCAGAAGTATCAACGACCTGGCCACGGACAAATAATTTAGAGGTAAGTGGTATAGCCAAAAACCAAGATACATTTGGTTCTCTTGGTTGGGCAAACGGTACATATGAACAAATTGGGTTTTTTAACAATCAACGTGAATTCAAGCATAGAATTTCCAACTTTTACATTTTCTACGAAGTAGTATTTGAGGAAGAAACTAACGAAACACACAAACGTTGGGTAGTTTCGAATAAAGAAAGAACAACTGCTAACGCAGATTGGTTTAAAATTTCAACACTGAGTTATATAAGTAACGAAATTAAACTAAGTTCTAATTGTAGTAACTCATTTAAAGATGAAGTTGTTTCGGTTAGATACGAAAGCATTCAAAATCACGAAGGTGTTTTGAAAAGACTACCAGAGATTCTTCCTGAGAAAATCGAGGATTTTGTATCAACAGGGACTTATCAGTGGTATTTATTTCAAGCAAAAGATGCAAAAACTTACGATGATAAAAATGATGCTTCCCTTGTAAATAGCATACCTGAATTCCTCACACGAAATGAAGACAACAATGACTTTTTACTTTTTCTAAATTCAGTTGGAGTGCAGTTTGACACACTTGTGTCTTATATAGACAACATGGGAAAAGTTAGAAACGCATCTAACCATCCAGATAGAGGAATTCCAAACAAATTAGTACAATATATGTTGTCATCATTAGGATTATCGTTTACGGGTGAAGATGACTCTGGTGATGATGCAAGTGCAGAGGTTAATAGTACGTCATCGTTGATTTCTACAAGAAGATCGACAATATGGAGACGTATACTAAATAACCTACCTTATATAATAAAACACATAGGTACTGAAAAGTCAATCGGTGCATTAATGAAGTGCTATGGACTTCCTAATCACTTCTTAAGTATAAAAGAATATGGTGGACTTTCAACCGAAACATCAAGTGGTGATAATTGGTTTGAATTTGATTCTTATAGTTTTTCTTTAGTGTTTAATAATGACATTGGTGGACTAGACTCGTCAAAATATCTAGAGATAGAATGGAACTCACATCAAATAAAATCCATCGAGTTGTGCTTTAAATTAAATGAATTACAAGTAAAAAACATCATAGAAGCAGAAAAACTAAATTCTGGTAGTGTAAGTGACATAATACTATTAGAAACAAATACATGGAAATTTTGCATTGAATTTGATTCAAATAAAAATTATGAATACGGAAGATTCTATTTTCAATATAAAAATATAGGTTCTTCGTTTGTATTAAATGATAAAATATATACACCAACCGAACAAAAAAATCCTGTATATCTTTTCACAGATGAATACATTCATGTTCTTTTGCAAATAGTAAAAGATGATACCAAACTATCATCATATTTTATAGAAACATACATTAGAAAGCAAATTGACGGAAAAGTTACTTTGAACGAAATTTCTAGTATAAAAATAACAGACTATGAATATCAGAACTTTTGTAGTGATTTACACGAAACTGATGATAATAATTTATATGTTGGTAATTATTCTTCTTCTTTGTTTTGTGGAGAACTTGATAAATTAAGATTATATAAAAAAGAAATTACTTCTGATAATTTTAATGACCATATATTTTACGACCAAGGATATAGTTTGGATGACCCTAAATTGGTTGTTGATAATTTGTTTGTAAAGTTAAACTTTGATTTACCACATGATATAAGCACCCAATCCACGGACGGTGGATACGGAAAACTAGAAAACTCTGCGGTTGCGAGTTCGGTGGAGTATATAAAAGCATATAACTTTACAAGCACAGAATATCCGTTTGACTTTAAAGGAAGTGCAGCGGTTCAGTATGCAAGACTTCCAAGTTTCGGATCGCAGGCATTCAGTAATGCAAAAATCAGGCATGAAAAACAAAAAAGAACAGGAGTCTTAAATCCAAGAAAAAGTGTAACAAGAAAGCAACTTGACAGAGTAACCATTGATAACAATACGGTTTTATGCACTATAAGTCCAACTGATATATTAAACAGAGAAATAATAAGGTTTTTTGGAAACTACGATATAGGTGAATATATCGGAGACCCACTTGATTTATACAATAAAGAATACAAAAAATTTGAACAATTTAGAAAAGTGTTCTATAAAGAAGGGTTTGGTAAGATAGATTGGCAAGCATTTCTAAATATATTAAAAACCTATGTAGATGCTTCGTTTTTTGAGAATATAGAAAAGTTGGTGCCAGCAAGAACAAGACTAATTTCTGGTCTTTTGATAGAACCAAGTATTCTAGAACGACATAAAATAAAATCACCCAAAGTTGAAAATGTAATTGAAACTACTATTATAGACGGAACAAAAACGAACAAAAGTATAGAGAAATTAAAACAAATTAATTTAAGATCAAGAAGTTACGATAGAAAAAATATTGCAAATTTCGCAAACGAAGATTCTAAAGTAAAATTTAAACCAGGAGATAAAAATATTTTAAGTATCGATAGTAGTATGTCAATTGATAGAATCAAAGGAAATGCATACAACGACAATTATACAGGAAATATAATACCTGACAATGACTTTGATGAACGAGTTTTTGGAACATTTATAAACAATGGTATATATTCATCGGATGGAAATGAATATAAAGTAGAAAAAATAAACAAAAATTTGCATTTATTTAATTCAAATAAAAATAAAGGAACAAATTCATTTGTATATAATTCAATTGTATTAACAATTTCAGGTTTTATAAAAAATACCAAAATAGGGGATCAGTACATTGGTTTTTATTCAGCAAATGGTGAATACACTTCTGAAAAAAATATAAATAACAAACCATTATTCAAAAACAAATCAAATACTTGGTTTATATTTTTTAGTAAATCATATAATTGTTGGATGTTGATAAATAAAAATCCTGAGTTCTTGCAAGAACCTTCTATATTTGATGATGCGGATTATTGGATTAAAGAAAAAAAGAATGATACTGCAAATAATAATGTAGATAATTTACCTGTATTATTTTCTAATATGTGTAGTGAGTTTGATGGTGGTTGTGTAAAAACACCACTACAATCAATGGAGGTATCATCGTCAATAAGTACATTCTATGTAAACTCGGATGGAGGAGCAACCGTAGCAACAAACATAAAAAATGACAGAATTTTTCAAATAAATACTCACTCTTCTGAAATTAATCGTGTTGGTGGGGGTTATATTAGAGGGATATTGAATTGCAGAATATATGGAGAGTTTTATGGTAGGTACATCGATTTAAATGATAATGGTAAATTCTACGAGTATACAGAAAATAATAAAAAAATATTTGACGGTTCGTTTGAAAATATTAATGTTCAGTCTGGTAAATTTATAGGAAGATTATTTACCGGATATGTATCTAATTTAGTTGTTCTTGGTAAAGTTTTTAATGAATTTTCTTATTATGATTGTAATTCTCCGTATATAGCATCGGATGGGGTAAATTCGAGTGGTGAGTTAAGTATAAATGATATAGTTGATTTTAACTTAGGATTTCGTGCTTCTAATTTAGTACCAGTAATACAGAGCAATGCAAACTCAACCGGTAGATTTAAAAATTTTTCTTATTACGATTTTATTCCACTTCCAAGTGAGAATAAACACACCGTGCAACTAACTGAAAAACTACAAATAGATGCTAGGATACGAAAATCTGATTATAGTATTTTTTATGAAAATGGAATACGAACTTCTTCTGGGTTATATGCATCTTCGTATGATGTGATGGTAAACGATGTCATTAAAAAACCTTTTATGTTAGATTATGACATTGCGACTACAATCAAACTTAAAACAAATAATATTAGAAGTTTAAAGTTACTAGCTTGTTCACAACAATTACTAAACGAGTATAAACAAATTCAAATCAAAAATGAAGTTTCTTTTATTTGGAAGATTGGTCAAATTGAAGAAATTAGCACACAAATACCAGATGTTGATTTACTCGATATAACTCTTATTTTAAATAAAAAAGGAACACTAACTGGACACAACATAAAATATAGTAATAAATTTTTAAATGCATTATCTGAAAATCGTATATATAAATTTACAACACCCTTTTTAAAAAGTGATTCACCTGAGAAGGTAGAGTATGGAAGTGGGTTTGTTCCTAACTCTAAAAATTCAATTGGAGACTATAAACTACCAACAAATTTACCAATTTCATACGGAGGAGGTGAGCAAGATTTGCTAGATAACTTAACTAATGAGGTTTCTGAAAATGAAAATCTTGTTTTAAATGAAACGGCACTTGAGGAAGCAAAAAGCAATGTCTTATTAAACGAAGATGGACTTAGAACTTGTTACTTTGAGTTTACAATAAACACATACACAGATGCGGGAGTTTCGTATGATAATAAATTTTATTTTGTTTGCTATCTTGATGAATTTAAAACAGAAACTATTGATGGAAAGAGTGAAAATTTTCTTTCAAACTGTGATAGTAAATGGGAACAATCTCTCATAGAGTCGGAGTCTGACAAAATAGTTTTCGAACCAACAGACTATAGTGATTTTAACGAGATATTAAAATCAACCGCAACTAAAAATGATTCATTTGTATATTTTGCTCTTAGAGCAAAGCATTCTTTGTTTTTTGATCAGGGTATCATACGAGAGTTTAGTAAAAACGAAAGTCAGATAAGTGAAAAAATAGTTATATATTCAGAAGATGTATTAGACAGTAAACTTATGTTGAACATGAATGATGAGTACACTAACTATAAAATAGAAATAAACGAACTCTCCAACGACAGTTACACATACACACAGAGAGGAATTGAGAATTTTTTCTTGATACTAAATGAAAGAGAATATTCTGGTTTTAAAATTTCATCATTTCACGGAGTAATGTATTCTGCAAATGGAACATATATACGTGGGTATGAAACATTCAATGGAAAAGAAGTTTTCACAAATAATAAAAATACTTGGTGGTATGTTTTTTATAGTGTGTTGTTTGATCGGTGGATTTTATCTAATATAGACCCACTCGGAAGTGGCCAGTCTGAATCAGAATATTTTAAAAACGAAAATTTAGTTTACATATTTGATGAAGAAAAGGCATCAAGTAGGCCTATTAAATTTAGCACACTAAACGGTGGTGGGGGTGATTTTTATTTTCCAAAAAATACGAATGTTTTTAACTCGGAGGGTGATGTTTTGGTATCTGGTTTCCGAGAAAGCAGAGAAGGGGTAAATGGAAAATATGAAAAAATAAGTTCTCAGTCTGGTATTTATTATAGACAAAAACCCATCGGAGAGTGGATTATATATAAAGAGGGGTGGCAATGGGTAATAAGTAATGCCGACAAGACTAGAAACAAAAGTTGGATACGTAATAATTCGAGCAATGTTACTACAACGTTTGATTCATCTTTAAATGAAAGCAACAATAATTTTGACTTTCAAGTTGGTACAATAGTTCATGCACCAATCCACGAGTCGGTTTATGAGTCAGATGTTATTGCCGTTGAGGATTTATATAAATCAGACGAAGATATTAATATTGAATCAAAAACAAATTTTGTGGCAACTGGTGATTCTTTTGTTTTGATTCCCAATAAAAGATTATTCAAAACATTTCAAACGATAAGTAACAAAAACTTGGCATGGACAGTATCTGTACGTTCTTTGAATTTAATTTTACCTGCATATGGAGAATATCATGATGATAAAACAAAAACATTTTGCATATTAACTAATCGTAAATTGAATGAAGATAAAATATTACCATATATAACTATTTCAAATAGAAATATACGAGGTAGGTATGATGGTGTTGATGGATTTTACATGAAAACCAGTGATTTCCTAAATGAATATCCATTGTATAAAAATGTAAATGGTTGGTATATTTTTTATGATAATTTAAATCTTTCATGGAAATTGGTAAACGATGATCCGAGGGACGAGGGTTCTTATTATGTTATGTTTGAAAATTCTGCTACCAATTGTGAGAAAAGACTACTTAACTTACGAGTCGGGTATTCAAATACAAATTCAGAGATTAATAACTTTGATGAAAACGAAGAAAACGCATTTGCTTGGAAAAACGCAAGTTTGCGTAAATTTGAAGACGATGAATTAAAATTTGGATATATCGTTGATAATGTATGTGATGGGTGTGTCGGAGAAAGACAACCAATTTACACAGTACAAACAACAAATACACAAAAATTGCCATACACTTCATATAAACGACCACTTTTACCGATTGCTATTTACACATATAAAATCAAAAAAAATATATACGGAGAACCGAGGGGATATGAACTTGATAGCTTTAGACCCCACCCACTTGTAAATCAAACGAGTGAATATTTTACGGAAACAATTTTAACAAACTTACAAACAAACGAGGAAAATGAAATTCAAATCAAAAATTTAATTAGAAATGTTGACTTAAAATCTGTTGATATATTTTGGTCATTTGATGAAAATTTATTTTTGGGAGAAGATTTTCTATTACCACAATTTAAAGACTCCGGGTCAAACACGATCCACAAAACTTCTATTTTTTATTTTGGTTACACAAAAAATTCATATGAAAATATAAAAACAAACATTTGTCCAATTAGTATGAAATCATCACCACATATATTCTCGTCGGAACTGGGTGATTTTTTAAAATATGAATTTAATTTTAATGATAATTTTAACAGAAGTGACTTTTTTGTTCCACCACTTACAATATCAGTAAATAATACAATTAATAATAAAAGCAAAAGTGCCAATTGGAGAAACATAAACTATACACAGAAGTCATGGGAAGCATCTGATGTCATTTCAACAAATAATTCAAGAGTTCATGTTCCAGATTATATAAAAGAAATAGAGTATAATGTTAAATTTAATTTTAATATAAGACGATTTCAAAATTATACAAATTCTAAAAGATATAATTTACCAACTGATATAAATTTTTCTATTTCTAATTTTGATTTGGATTATGATCTAAATCAACACATTATACGAAATAATATATTACACGATATAACAACTGAATTTTCAGGATACAACCTTGTGGATATTGGAAATCGTGGTGATTTCATAGAAAGTGGTGTACCTAAAATTAGAAGCAGGAAGAAAAGATATATATTCAGTAAGTCAACAACTAACAATTCAACTACTACCGTTGATTCTAACGGAAATTTGAATTACACTCCATGTGTCGTTAGAACAAAGTCTATAAGTACAAACGCATCGCACGATTCATTTTGGTTTATCGAAGACAAACCAACTGAAAATGTTGTTACCACAAATACCCTTAGACAAGATCAATATCCATCGATGTTATCTCTTGATAAACAACCTGAATTTTATTTTAAGTTTGAAGAAACTGACAATGTTGACTTAACACCAACACCAACTCCCACAGAAACACCAACCTACACATCCACACCATTTGTTTTAGAAACACCCACATCTTTGGCAGAAACTCCAACACCAACTCCTACTCAGACACCAACGCAAACATCAACACCAACACCAACACCAACTCCTACTCAAACGCAGACACCAACGCAGACACCCACACCAACCCAAACCCCAACACAGACACCCACACCATATGAGTGTTGTCAAGGTTTATTAAAAACAAAAAACTTAAATGAGGGCCAAAATACAATTGAATCTGAATCAATAGTTGTAACTACATCTATTGCAGGTACACTATGTTACAACAATTTAGAACGAAGTACGAACAACCCAACTACAATAATTTATAGTTGTCCATTTGTTGAAGAAGATTTTAGTAATGGTGGGTTGACACTTTCTTTACCTTCAAAATTAGTAAACGAAACATTGATACGATTTGTGACAAACGATAATGTCTGTTATGAAACTATTTTACCTGTGTCTCCCGAATTTAATGTTAATTATCCATTTACACGATTGGAACGAACCCCAACACCCACACCATCCCCTACGCAGACCCTAACACCCACGCAGACCCCAACACTCACGCAGACCCCAACACTCACCCCCACACCCACACCCACACAAACTATCACACCTTCCCCAACTCCAACTCCAACACAAACTCCAACTCCAACACAAACTCCAATTGATTGTTGTGGTCAGTTGGGTGTTATATTAGAAATAGAAAACTTGGTTGGTGATTTTGGCAACTTGGGTATTAAAGTTTCATCATCAGAAGATGGAACAATATGCTTTGATGATACTTCAACCGAACCAACGATTCCCCGTTCCTATGTATGTCCGTTTAATGTTAGTGATTTTAGTCAAGGTGGTATGACCATCGAAGTATCAAGAAATTTTGTAAATCCTCTAAAAATTAGATTTATACGAAGTAATGGAGATTGTTACGAAGGAGAACTTGAAACCACAATAGGATCTAATATACTAAGAAAGGTTACTCAAAATGGCAGTTAAAATAATAAACTCAGTCAACACCTCAAACTATGGGGTATTATATGGAGGTGACTTACTTACGGGTGGTCCTGATCGTGAGTATAGAAATATAGTTAAATTAAAAAATAACGTAAGTGAAGATGAAACAAATACACACGAATATATCAAAGTAGTTCAACAAAGTAGTGTGTATACAAATTCTGCCTGTATGGCGTTTTGGGTTTATCTTGATCAAGAAAGTGCTCCATCTTCGGGTATTATGTTAAATAGGTCACCTGAAACTGATAATAGAACAGGAGTTGTAGTAAACGCAAACGAAGAAGAACTTGAACTTGGTATAAATTGGAATACACCTGCATCCGGTGAAGATTCAAGTTTCTTTTTTAAACTCACAAAAGAGACATGGCATTGTGTTGTAGTAAATTTTTATCCTTCGGGAATTACCAGGCTGTTTGTGGATAATGTGTATGTAGGATCACATGATACTGGATTCACACGACCATTTGTTACTTTTAATAATATTGAAATTGGTAGATTTTGTGGTATGATAGATAATGTTATGTTTTATTCCGATATACTTGATTATGGAAATGTTTCACTGAATGAACACACAACATCCGAAGTTTCTTATTTTTTTCACGAAGGAAGAACAACACAACAAACTTCATATATAGATGAATCAGAAAGACAACCAATCACAAAACAAGATTTTCTAAAAATAAACGGAGGACTTGATTATTATTATATGCAATCAGACAAATATGTTGAAGCATTTGATAACTATGCAAACAATATAATTGATAAAATGAATATGGGTTTTACGGAAAAACAAGCAATGGCATTGCTTAATTCTGAAAAAATAGAAGAACAGAAATTTGTGGTAACTGGTGGAAGTAACGATGGAATTAGGAAAGTTGCCAACGGAAAATTTAGAAAAATAAAAGGAAGAATTATTGCAACATAAAAATATTGTATATAAATATTTATACTATAAAATATATATATTAGACATGGGATACTTAAATAACGAAACAATTACGGTTGAAGCAGTCCTCACAAAACGAGGAAGAGAACTATTAGCATCGGAAAACGGACTTAACATTACAAGTTTTGCTCTTGCGGATGACGAAATAGATTATACACTTTACGATACGAATCATCCAGAAGGTTCGCAATATTATGACGCAGCTTTACGGACAATGCCTGTTTTTGAACCACTTACTGATGAAACACAAGCATTGAAATATAAATTAGTAACACTTCCAGCTGGAACACAAATGGTCCCAAAAATAAAATTGGGTCAACAAAGTATCACATTGGATACCGATTACCAAGGATTTGTTTCAATTACTCCAACAACCGATCCTGTATACAACACAACACTTGGTTATACGGCCGTGTTGTCAAATAGTGATGCTGGTACACTGGAGGGGTCTGGTGTAGATGCTTCTGTATCACAAACAACTTCATTGTTTATAGGTGACACCTCAAGTGAACAATCAACTACATCTGTTGGGTTGCAATTTACATTTCGTCCAAATGCTTCTTTAACAAAAAGTGTAGTAACAACACTAACTATAATTGGAAATGAAACCGGTGGATCAATTACAATCCCTGTACGAGTATTCACAGAATCCCAATCAGAGAGTGAACTAATAAACGCAATAAATTACTAATATGATTTACAAACAACTAGAAGATAGTGATAAAGTTACTGGAAGAACTCTCAAGATTTCATCCGGTGCTTTCTCTAATGATGAATTTCAATTGACTGATATGTTTATAGACAATTCGGACGGAGGGGAATTAGACACACCACTATCATATGTGGTAACAAATGCAGATAATGACGGTGATGGACAACTAGATATTGAAAAACCAAGTTACATTGCATCAAATACCGCACCAACATACACAGAAAATTATTCTGAAAACATTAATGTGTCAGAAACTGCTTTATATCATACAGATAACTGGACAAGTGTTAAAGGTGGAGACTATTATGCGAATGTGTATAATTTACCAACAACAGAAGCAAATTCGGAAGTTCAATTTACAGTTTCTTATGGTGATAAAAATGGTTATGGTTCAAGGGTTGGAGAAAAATCAGCATCTGTTACAAAGGCAATATATAATCAGTACAAAAATATACTTTTGGGACCTGGTGATTCCTTTTTTACATTTCCCAAAATAGGAGACGAAGTTGCGGACCGAGAGTCGATTTATATTATAAATTTTGCTTCAAGTAGAATTAAAGAAAAATTGGATGAAGGAAATCTTGAGTTTACTTTAAAATTAAAACATCAATATGTTGATCCATCTACAAATGAACTAAAAGAGTTTGTGTATGAGCAGACATTTAGAGACGATAGTAGATACCAATCTGATACACAAATTGAAGCAGGTAGATCACGAATAGGAAAGGTTTTTAATATAATAAAAGGATCTCTCACAGACATAGCACCACAAACCGAAGACTATTATTCCGATGGAGGTGGGTTAACTGGAGACGGAGAGGGTTTTGGATTATTTTATCCTGACTTAGGAATCGTAATACTTAATCCATACGCAATAGCATCCGATTCTGGAAACTTTTTCAGATCACAACTAAATGCAATACCTGAATATTCAACACAAGATAATGATAAAAATGCTGGTACATTTTTTGCTTGGTGCGGTGGAATTGAAAATGTAGAAGGTTCTGATAGTAATTTTAGATATGGAACAGAACGAAACCATCAAAATTTTCTAAAATTATTTTATGCGTTGCGAGATGGAGAAAACCTAAAGTGTAGAAGTACAGAAAATATTCCGTCTAAGCATTATTTTATTCGTGTAAAAAATACCGACTTTAATTATAGCAACAATCCGACATATGTTTATCAAAATGACGAGGCAAAACAAAAAAATATAGAAACTGGAATTTCAAAGGACTATTGGTATGGAAGAGTGCGACATGAAGATTTTATATCTGATCCCCGTACGTATATTACAACAATAGGATTGTATACGGAAAACAATGAATTGGTTGCTATTGCAAAATTAAGTACACCTGTACTGAAAAGTTTTGACTCTGAAACTCTTATAAAGGTAAAGTTAGATTTTTAAATAATTTGTTGTAAATATATACTTATATTTATGATAAAGAATATAAAACTTTCTGATAAGAATGTAAGAAAATTTCGTGCGAACCGAAAGTGGAAGTATTCTTCGTTGGAATCCACAAACGAACTAATTCTTGAACAAGAAGTAGACGGTGGAACAAAAATACCTTTATTTTCGGATATCAACAATAAATTATCACTTGAGCAATCTGAATCGGACAGTGCGGTAACAATTAGATTTGCTAAAAAAACCGATGGGACATTTTATCCAAGGGGGCATTCCCATTACGATGAAAACACAGAACCTGTAAACAAGGATGGTACATATTGTAGAACTATTTATAGTTCAATACGACATCTGTTTTACAACAACTATGGAACTCAAGAAGAAGAGTTTGGTACAATAAACCCACTGATGGTATTTGGATCAGAAACCGGTGTTTATGGAACGGAGGAGAATTACCTTGATGCAATTAATTCACGAGAAAACCTAAACCAAGAGATTAGAAAACTCGGAGACTCTGCGTGGGTTCTTGATTTTTCAAAAAATAAAATGGGAGATAAAGTTTCTCCTAGTTCGTTTACAATAAAAGATAAAAGTTCAGAACTTGGGTCAGTTAAGATAATAGATGATGGTGCAACTAATTTAATAATAAGTGATTCTTCATTAAGTTCAAGTGATTCCGTTGGTATATCTTCAAATTCACGTGAAATATCAAGAGAAGTGGGTGATGGAAATGAGTTCGATTTTAATAATTTAAGTTTTGGTAAGAATGTGTCTGCTTATCAAAAATATTTAATAGTGGGTTGTCCTGTGTCTGAAGATGCCCCAACTGATATTAAAACTGGAAAAGCAGAAATACTACTACACAGTACATCAGGACTGAACGATGGTGGGTTTAATTTATTAAAGGAATTGTATTGTCCATTTACTCAAAATGGAATTTCGCAGGAAATAAGCAGTGACGGAAATGATATATTGACCGATCAACTCGGCAATCTTCTCATTCAGGATAACTATACAACAAATGATATGTTTGGTGAGTCTGTTGACATAACACGAACTGAATGCGTTGTGGGTTCACCTCAATCACACATACGAGGAACAAATGAAACACACGCACATGGTCATGTCTTTATTTACAATAAAAATAAAGGTGGAATAGACAACTGGGGTCTTATAAATATATTAGAAGGAGAACCTGGTTCTGAATTTGGATATTCGTGCTCTTTGCATCAAGATTATTTGATTGTAGGTTCACCTGCACATGATAATGATAATGGTGTTGTTTATGTTTTTAAAAAGACATCTAGAACCGAAAATCACCCTTGGATTAGAGTATCAAGTGTTTACGATGAGTATAACTATGATACGGAAAGTGAAACCCACACTGGAACTTATCCAACTGATATAGATGAAGTAAATAGAATAAATAAGAATGTAACTAGGTGGAAAATAGAAAATGTAATTTCGGAAAGAGATACACCAATTTCTTATGTCGAGAACTCAACAATAGATGTTGTAACTTTTGATGATAAATATATATCAACAAAAGGTGAATATGAACGAACACCTGATTTTGCAATTGGTGATCCAACGTATGATTTAGTCGGTGTAATAGCAATAAAAAATGATGAGTTAAAATCATTTAAAAGATTTGGTGAAGTGGTAAAACTTACACAAACAAATATTTTTATAGGTTCACGGGAACATAAAATGTGTGCGGTATTTACTTGGTCCATGAATGAAAATAACGAATTTACATACACACATGAACAAACAATAAGCAATTTGGGTATGTTTGAGTATAACTTAGAACCAACCGAAGTTTCTTCTTATTTTGATACTACATTTGATGTGGATTATGAAAATGAAATTGTCTCGGTTACTCTTAATAATTTAGTCTTAGATGACTCTGATATATCAGATGGATTTATATATAGAGTTAATCAACCATTAAATAAAAATATTGAACGGGTGATTACCCACGGTGGAACATTCGTAGACTCTGTTGAAGTTTTTGGTGGAAAATTTTATAGTATTCAAATACCCTTTTCTGATTTAGAACCTGGTGTAAATAAAATTTACTTTGGTCTTGAAAAATTTGGTTTATTATATGGAAACGAATCGGTTATATCTATATCAACAGGAGTTTCCCCATACGGTGTACAAACAAGGGATACACTGGTTAAAACAATATACGAATATAATTTTAATATAGATAGTTCTTTTATGTCATGTATGGATGCAAATGAGTCTTTCTGTATTATAGGAGATCCAACAGACCGTCAGTTTAATCAAAGAAACGACTCAACATCACTGACCGCAGGATCTGCGTATGTATTTAAGGTAGAAAGTGGACGTCTAATTTTTGTAGATAAGATATATGGAGAGGAAACTGATGAACTTGTATTTTCCACTAGATTTGGAAATTCTGTGTCTATACTCGGAAATAACTTTATTGTTGGTTCTCCGTGTAATGAAACGAGTAGCATTGAAATAAATAGTGATTTGCAAAACGTAAGTATATCTGATTACACACAGGGTTCTGACGGATCAGAAACAGATTTTTATATTTCTAACAATATACTTAAAACAAATTTTACATATGAATTACTCGGTGGAACTCCTATTGATTGTAAACTTAGAATTAACATTACAAATTTGAAACCAGAGTTGGACTATTTAAAAGATTTTGAAGTATATGCTAATTTTATAGACACCTCGGTAAGTGGATATAATAGTGAGTTTGGATTTATAAATAGTGGAATTTACAGAGATCAAACACAGTTGGTATATGAAAACGATTTGGTTTTTATAGATTTTTTTGTAAGCATCGATCAAAATAATATAAGTTCACTTGTAGACTCTACAAGTGATATAAGTGAAATTGATTTTGTTTATTATGGAAAGAGAAATTCAGTAGAGGGGTCTGTTTATTATTATTCAATTGACGAAGATAAACCTGTGGTAAGAAACTCCATTAGAAGTTATAAGCAGAGTTATAGTATAAGAAAGCAAGCAGGTACTTCTGTTGCACTAAGTTCAGATTTCATGTTTTCTGGATGTCCAGTAGAAGGAAAATTTCCAGTCTCTGGACTTTATACCATGCAAGAAGATCAAATTTACTTATTCAGTGATGTTGGAACGGTTGCCACAAGTTTTGGTAACTTTTCCATAAACCAACTTGACTATTTAAACTATAATATTGGTGGAAAGGTTATTGCATATGAATCAACTGCAATTCGTGATAACAAAAAGACTTATGTGGGAAATGTATTTTATAAGAATGGAATTGCCGTTATATCTAATGTATTTGAACAATTTGACGAATTATTCTCCGGTACAGGTGAACGTGGATTTGAACTAGAGTTTGAAGGTTCTCATACAATTTATGAAAACGAAATCTTGTGTAGAGTAGAACCTTATGAATTTAACGTTAGCACAAATCCAACTGCACTAACTTATGAAAAGATAGCATTTGATATAAACGAAGATGCTTTATTCGATATACGAGATGTCGCAAATATTTACAAATATATAATGGGATCACTTGTTGATCCAACTCAACGGGATTCAAGTGAAGATGAGTATATAGTAGGACGAGAAACTTTACAAACAATAGCAAGACAGTATGAGGTAGATGTATCTGACATTAAAGATTCGTATGGAAATGTAATAACCGACAGAACATTTAAAATAGGAATGCTTGTTCTCATTAAAAATAAAATAAGACACATTGTAAAACGAGTTGAATCTATGGTTCACATTGCACTCGTGACAGGGGTTACAACAGATGTTCTAAGAAAAGAAAATAATTTAAGAAGTGATCTTAGTTTATATGTGGGTCAGGTTTTAAAAATTCCATCCGGAGGTGATGTCCCGGGTGCAATAAAACTTCAAGAGGGGCAGAATACTAATAATCCAAACGATGATATAATTATGACAGAATCTGAAGATGTGTTGTTAATTAATTCATTATTTTCTTCTACTTCTAAGTTTGATATAAAAGAAAGTGAATATCAAAAAATAATTAATAATCTTGATCGTTTAAAAGAACTAGGATCAGATGGGTTGGATATTGACGGTGATGGTGTGGTAAGTTCAATTGACGCACATTTATTGGCAAGATATTTTGTCGGACGACGTGGAAACGACTTAACAAAAAACTTAATTGATGAAAGTTCGAATGCGAAACGTTCTACTTCTTTTGAAATAATAAAATATCTTGATGAAAAAACAGGAAAGAATTATGGAAGAAAAATTAAACAAGATTTTCTTGATTTTCGTGAAAATACTGCAAAAGATAGAAAAGGAAGTTATTTAGCACCATATGCAACTACAATTGGATTATATCACGGTGCGGAACTTGCAATGGTGGCAAAATTAGGAAGGCCTGTCAAGATAATACCAAACTATCCAATTAATTTTTTAATAAAATACGATTCTTAGGAATTTTATGTAATATTTATATTAAACATTAAACTTTAAGGAAACATACTATGGCAACAGTACTACAATATAAAGCAACACCGGCAGTAGAATTTAAAAACGGAAAAACTCGTCCCTCGATGGGTTCTGAGTTTGGGGGGGTTGGAACAGGAGGACTTCTTGGACGTCTTAACACAGCAAGTACACTATATCGTCAGGCCGCACCTACATATGGTAACTTAGCAGGATCTCCTGGTATACCAGAAGATAAATTAAAAGAATATAATCGTCCTGGTGTAAGTTTCTTTGGACAAGATTCAGCATTGGGTGGATATGGTCGTGGTTCTGGAAATGGCAGAAATGCTTTCACAAAGCAAGCACGTTCGGCTGCAGCTGCCGATGCAAGTTTAGAGGGTGTAACCGGGAAACCAAACAATCGTGGTTTTATGTGTGGTAAAATAATGAGTTATGGAATAGACAACTCTGATTACGGTTCTGGTAATCCAGCAAGTGCGGCCGATGCAAGTTTTTATCGGTTAAACATGGATACACGTAGATACGGAGAAACTATTGCATTTAGTGATTCTCGTGGTACAGATAACTCACGTGGTAACCGAAACGGACAAACTGGTGATTTTCGTGCAAAAAGTGGTCAAAACGTATATTAATTAATTACTTGATTTTTTAGATTTATTTGCATATAATTGCATATGCAAAAAACAAATATATGTTTGGGACTTGATATAAGTTCTACAGTAGTAGGATATTGCTTTTCAAGTTCTAAAACTAAAATAGTATCTGCTGGTTTTGTTGATATCAAAAAGCAAACTGATGTAACATCGAAAGCACATTATGTGGCTGAGTGTATAGATAAAGTTGATTATTCACCTGATATAATAATAGTAGAAGATTCACTAAGTGGATTTGGTGGTGGCAGAACAAGTCAACAAACAATTGTAAAACTCGCAAAATGCAATGCGGTAATAAGTTATGTAATAGAAGCATTGTATAATATACCAATAGAACACGTCAATGTTTCAACCTTGCGGAAAAGTGTATTCGGTAAAAGTAGAGAAAAGGGATTGGATAGTAAAACTTTTGTAAAAAATAATATTGAAAAAATGCTTGATTTGTCCGAGTTTGTTCACTATAATAATAAGAATAATTATGATAAAAAAAACTACGATATGCTTGATGCGGTAGTAGCATCTCTTTATCATTGGTATTCTTTAAAATAGTGGGTATTTCCGAACAAAAACTTCTTAATCTTTTGCAAAAAGTATTAGGAGCAGGTAAAATCGTCTCTAAAGACGAGGTTATGTTTATATGCCCATTTTCTCATCATAGAAAACCTAAGTTGGCAGTAAATCTCGTTACTCAGAGGTGGCAAAGTTGGATTGATACCAACGCAAAAGGTCGTAGTATATTTTCATTGTTTAAAAGATTACAAGTTCCAAATAATTATTTTGCTGAGTTGTCAAAAATAGTAAAGTTACCCAAGAATACCAAACTTGAAAATGCAGAACAACAATTTATTTCATTGCCATATGAATATAAAAAACTAAGTGATTATAGAAATGAATTAGATTACTCTAAGGCATTAAATTATTTGAAAAAAAGAAATATACAATCATATGACATGGAACGATATGAAATAGGATATTGTTCGGGTGGGGATTACGGTGGTCGTATTATAGTTCCGTCATTTGATTGCAACAACAAACTAAATTACTTTCTAGCAAGGGACTATACAGGATCTGCATATCTTAAATACAAAAACCCACCTGTTAGTAAAGATGTAGTTGTTTTTGAAAATCAAATAAACTACGAAGAACCCATTATTTTTTGCGAAGGAGTTTTTGATGCAATGGCGATAAGAAGAAATGCCATTCCCCTGCTTGGTAAAAACATTCCAAATAAGTTAAGATTAAAATTAGTAGAACACGATGTAAAAGAAATTACGATTGTGTTGGATAGTGATGCATACAAAAATGCAATTAGTATGTCTGAATCTCTTATGAAGGAAAATATAAAAGTTAGATTAGTTAAAATGGAAGATGAGGATGCATCTGATGTAGGATTTCTTCGGGTGATTACTAAAATAAAAAATACCAAACTACTTGATTTTGGTGAGTTGATGAAACAGAAATTATGCTTGAGTTAAAAACAGATTTAAAAAATATTGAAAAAGTATACCATCTTGCAGATATACACATTCGAAATGTAAAGAGGCATACAGAATATTCTCAGGTTTTTGAAAACTTCTATAATCAAGTTAAAGAAGATAACTACGATAATGCTATTATTTTTATTGGTGGAGATATTGCTCATGCTAAAACAGAAATGAGTCCTGAACTTATTCACCAAATATCATCTTTTTTACGTGAATGTTCAAAACTACACCCAACTCTCGTAATTGCAGGAAACCATGATTGTAATTTAAATAATCCTGACCGTCTTGATGTTTTATCTCCAATAATGGATATGATGGATGATGAAAATCTTTTTTATTTAAAGAATAGTGGGTTATATAAAATAGGAGATGTTGCAGTTAGTGTTTTTAGTATATTAGACGATCCGAGTAATTATGTTCGTGGATTTGACATAAAAGATGAATCAATTAAAACTAAGATAGCAGTTTATCACGGAGCAGTAAAAAGAAGTCGCACAGACGTGGGGTATGTGGTCATGGGTGGTGATATTGATTTGGGTATGTTTGACGGATATGACATAGTAATGTTAGGTGATATACACAAATACCAAGTTTTACAGGAATATCAAACTGAACATAAATTTATAGCAGAAAGCAATCAAGATAAATATAAACTTGATGGTTGGAATATAGCAGATGAGTAAGATACTGATAAAATGTAGAAATATTCACATTGGTGATATTCTACTTGCAAGTAGTGTTGCTAAAAAAATAAAGCAAAACAAGTTATGTGAAATTCACTTTGATATAAATTATTTACAACCACTTGAGTTATTAAATTGCAATCCGTATATAGATAAAGTTTTTTTTATGGAAAACGAGGGTGTATACGATAAAGTATATAATTTAATTTCTGGCAACTCCACATTAAATCCATACGAATCAATTACTTCACAATTTCAAAAAATATGTGAAATAAAAAATTTTGACGATACCTTTGAAATTTTTACAAATACTATTCTTGACTATGCAATTGAAAAAAGTATGCAGGAACTAGAAAACATAGGTGACTGGAAGTCTGATATAATAAAAGTCGGATACCAAATGGATTGGCATAAAAAAAGTTTCTTATTTACTGAAGAAGAATACAATAACGCAGACGGTGGAGAAACTGGTTCTGGATATGGACAAAAAACAAGAAACACATTTGATATAATTAATTGCATGGAACATCATCCGAGGGTAATTCTATTTGCACTTGGTCTCGAAGACACAATTTCTAAACGATATCCAACTATTAATTCTACAAGTAAGTTTTCTTTTACTGCAAGTTTAATAAAAAATTGTGATTTTGTAATTGGTTCTGAGGGGTGTCTTACAAATATGGCATCTGCTCTGGGCACCAGAACTGTTATCACAACCGACTATATTCACCAGATGTTCGGGCCAAAAGGAGTTGTTTGGCAACAAAACGGAGGAGATTTAAACAACCTTGAAAATAGAGTTCCATTTCTAGGACCAAATATGTACTTTCCGAACCAAGGTCATATGCACCTCAGTCCGTTCTTAAGTGACACAGATGTTGGTGAAAATATTTTGAAAATTGTTACACATGGAAGATAAAGAAACATATATAAAAGTAAAAAGACACAATAAGAATAAACCAATTGTTGTTTATTCTGGTAGTATGATTCAACAAAATCACGGTGAAAAACCAAATGGTCATGGATATGTTTTGTGGGACTTAAATAATCAAACACATACGCACCACGAAGTTCACAATGATTATGGATATTATACAATTGTAGTTCGTGATGGAAAGTGTATTAGTGATCTTAGTTTATTACCAAGAAAAGCAAGACTTCGTGTAAAGGTATATAATACTACTGCAACTGAAACTAAAGAAATTATAGCAGATATACGAAAGAAAACAAATATAAGTGATTTGAATGTAACTCGTTGTGATGCAATTTCCGAGGCAAAAAAATATGATCGTGATAATAAATTTGATTTCGGTGACATTACTACAATACAAGTTCAAAATGATTTAATAGAAGATTATCTTCGCAGGAATTTTGTTGTTGATGATGAGCAAGTAAAAACTGCTCTTGATATCAACAAAGAAATAAATGAAAAGTTGGTAGTAAAAGAAGTTTTAAGAAATTGTATTTGGAAACCAAAGAAGTTTGAATTCGGTAATATGTTTAGTTACGGAGATGGAAACATAATAGACTTTTCAAACATGAAAAGTGTTATGGGATTATTTGCCTCAAATGCAAGTGGTAAAAGTAGTGTGATGAGTGCTTTGAGTTTTTGTTTATTTGATAAATGTGATCGTGCATTCAAGGCCGCACACGTATTGAATACACAAACTGATAATTTTTACTGTAAACTTAATTTTGAAATAAGTGGAGTAAATTATTTTATAGAAAGAACTGCAACTACTAAAAAGAACGGAGATGTAACGGTTGTTGTTGATTTCTGGAAACATGATGAAGAAGGTCAAACAATTTCACTAAACGGAGAACAAAGAGCAGGAACCAATGCAGTAATACGTGATCATGTCGGGTCATATGATGATTTTGTTTTGACTACACTTAGTTTGCAAAATAATAATGCAATTTTTATAGATAAAAGTCAAAGTGAGAGAAAAGATTTACTTGCTCAGTTTATGGGAATAGATATGTTCGATCAGTTACATACAACTGCATCGGAAGATATAAAAGAAATAAACGCACTTTTAAAAAGATTTAATCGTGAAGATTTTGATGAAACATTAAACAATGTTCAAGAAAAATTAGAAGATGTTAAACATCAATACAATGAACAGGATAGTAGAACTAATATTGCTTTATTAAAACAGAAAAAACTAAATAAAGAATTGGCAGACAAAAATGCACAATTTAAAAATTGCTCATTTGAGGAAGCATCCGTAGATATAGATAAATTAGAATTTAATAAAACAAACTTAAAAGAAAGACTTGATGTGGCAAAAGATAATCGTTCACTTGAGTCTGATAAAAAGAAGAAGTTATCAAACGATAAATCACTAAAATTCAAAAAAATATCTGAACTTGACGGTATAGAAGAAAAATATGTAGATGTCTTAAAAATTCGTGAAAATATAAATTTAGTCGATAAAGATTTGGCAGTATTAAGAACATCAGTTAATGCTAAACTTGATAAATTGAAACATTATGATAGTCATGAATACGATCCTAATTGTAAGCATTGTGTTACTAATTCAAAAAATTTGATAGAAAGTGCGGAAATTACTAAAAAAGAACTTGATAAAGATAAAGCAGATGCAGATGAACTTGTTAAGAGAAAAAATGAATTTGAACAACAACTTGAAATATATAAAAATGTTGATAGTGATTATGAATTGTATAATAATTTAAAATCAGAAAATACACAACTTTCTTATGAAATAAATCAAACAGATGCCAAGATTCTTGCATTGTCAAGTATGATAGAATCACTTGAAAAGGATATTCTATTAAATGAAAAAAGTATCAACGAATATTATGAATGTAAAGATATTATTGAATTTAATAAATCTTTACAAGTTGAAGTTGCTGATATACAAAATAAACTTACAAAAGTGAATTTAATAGCAAATGAAGAAACAGAAAAACTTCAAACTCTTTTTGGTGAAGTTAAGATTGTTGAAAAAGAACACGAAGATGTTCTTTCATCTATCGAAGAGGCAAAAAGTTATGAAAGAAAAAAACGAGGATATGAACTATATCTTGATGCAGTAAAACGAGATGGTATTTCATATGAACTTATTTCTAAAACTATTCCTAGTATTGAAAGTGAGGTTAATAATATTCTTTCTCAAATCGTTGATTTCGGCATGAATCTTGAAATGGACGGAAAACACATTTACTCAAAGATTACTTATGAAGATCGTCATTGGCCTTTAGAGATGTGTAGTGGCATGGAACGATTCATAAGCAGTATTGCTATGCGTGTGGCACTTATCAATGTAAGCAGTCTTCCTCGTTCTAATTTCCTTGTTATTGATGAAGGGTGGGGTACATTAGACGGAGATAACATCAGTAGTGTATTTAATCTATTTACCTATTTAAAGGGGCAATTTGAGTTCATCGTAGTCATTAGCCATTTGGATGTTATGCGAGATATGGTGGATGAAATTGTAGAAATTCAAAAAGAAGGTTCATTTAGTAAGATAAAATACGGAGCATAAAACATATTTAGATATATATTTATTATGTACCTGAATTGTATTTATGGAAAAATCCGAAGAAAATCAAAAAGTCCAAGAAACCCTGATTAAAGCAGGATTGCGTAAAGGATACTTTACACTTGTAGAGGGTGTATATGATCCTGGTATTTTAAAAGCAGTATTTTTAGCAGGAGGACCTGGTTCTGGTAAATCTGCTACTGTTGATACATTATTCAATTTTCCACCGGATGCAAAAAATTTATCACCAAGTGGTTTAAAGATTGTAAACAGTGATCCTGCATTTGAAATATTACTTAAAAAGGCAGGATATGATCTGAATTTATCTAAAATGGATGATGAAACATTTGCCAAAGTAACAAGTGATGATCCAAATAGTATTCGTTCCCGTGCGAAGAAAATAATGCTTAAACAATTTGAGTTATTTAAAGATGGTCGTTTGGGTATTATTGTTGATGGGACAGGTGACAACTATAACAAAATATCAAAGCAAAAAAAAGAACTTGAAAAACTAGGATACGATTGTTATATGGTGTTTGTAAACACAACACTTGATGTCGCACAACAAAGAAACGCAATGCGTAAAAGAAAACTTCCACGAAAAATAGTAAAGGATATTTGGACAGATGTCCAAAAAAATCTTGGTAAGTTTCAAGGTTTGTTCAAAGCAAACTTTGTTATAGTAGACAATTCAGAAGATACTCGTAGTAAAACAAAACCTGGTAGATTAGATTTAGTTCCACGACTTATGAAAGAGGTAGCAAAATTTATTTCAAAACCAATTAAAAATCCAATTGGAAAGAAATGGATCAAAATGATGATGGCATACGATAAAATGAGCAAAAGTGGTGATAAAAGAAATCGTGTTACTGAACAACTATTAAATGAAATTGATAAAGCAATTTTACCAGCAGACCTTGAACGATATTTGAGTCGTACAATTTATATAATAGAAAAGTTTAATCTATCACCTCAACGGAATTTGGCAGTATTATCAAGATTAGTTGAAAGTTTAGAACTAGATAGTGACGAATTTACTAGATTTTACATGAAAATTAAATCGGAGAAGTTTGATTAATGAATTTAGTATCCGAAAGTTTAGGTGAATCATATAAACTTGAACTCGCAAAGTCGGGTGAGAAATATAGTTTTGAAACAAAAAAAGAAGGAAATGAATCTTGGTCAAAAAATATGGCAAACCGTTTTTTAAAAGAAAAACACAAATATGAATTTATAGGTTCGTTTACAGAATCAATGAGTACGGAAGGACCTATCTTAAGTGGAACCGTCTATCATTGTACAGAGTGGTATATCAAAAATTCTCCATATATGTATTTTGAAAAAAAAGAGGCCTGTAAGAAAAACATTAAAACAAACAAACCCATAGATTATATAGAAGGATAACTTATGAAAAACATATCAGAATATAAAAGATATAAAGACGATCCATTTTGGATGAAATCAAAATATGATGGAGTATCTGGTGAACAAAGACTACCTGTACAACGAAGACTTCGCAAGGGTGGCATTAAATTTAAAAAAGGAGATGAAATACTTTATTATCCAAAAGGAAAAGTAATAATGGTGGGAAAAGAAGCAGAACAAGCTTGGAGAGATTTTCAGGCAGCTGCATCTGATGAAGACTTTTATATGTCACAATACGAGGAATCAAATAAAATGAAAAAAACAAATGAAATTAAATTAACAAGTCCTGAGTACAAAAAGGCAATTGATTTTATGTCAGGATTACATACAAGTATTTTAAAAGCAAAAGATAAAGTTGTTGCGTTTTTACAAAGAAAGGGATTTGATGAAATGGCAGATGAACTTACTGGAATGTCAAAGGGTGAATTTAATCGTTTCATTTCACGAAAAGTATACGAGCAAAAACTTAGAAACCAAATAAGAACTATCTTAGCAGAAATTCTTGAAACTAAATGAATTACAAAAACACTAACTCACTTGCAAATGACTTAACCGACTTTATGGTTGAAGAGTTGTTGAATGAATCACCTAAAATAAAAAAGGTAATTGGAATTTATCCTGGTAGATTTCAACCGGCAGGTGTGCATCATTACAAAACATACAAGTGGTTAGATGGTAAGTTTGATAAAGCATATGTTGCTACGAGTAATAAAACCGATGCCACAAAAAGTCCTTTGAATTTTAAAGAAAAGAAACTGGTATGGACGAAGCATGGAGTTAAGAATGTAGTTAAAGTAAAAAATCCGTATGTATGCGAAGAGATTTTAAAAAAGTATAATCCGAATACAACTGCGGTGGTTTATATTTTTGGAGAAAAAGATGCAGGTCGTCTCAAAACAACTAAAGCAGATGGATCACCTGCATACTATCAATCATATGAGAAAAATAAAAATGATCTAAAACCATACGGTGAACATGGTTATTTTATTGTTGCTCCTCATGTAAGTATCAAGGTCTTGGGAAAAGAAGTAAGTGGTACTCGGATTCGTGATTTATTGGGTAGTCCTGAACACGATGAAATGACAAAGATTCAAGCATTTGAAGAGCTCTTCGGTTGGTATGATGAAAAAATATTTAAGTATCTTACTAAGAAGTTCGGAACATTATTTGAAAACGAAGAAATTTTTGAAAACTTTTTAAATGAATATCCAAAGTTTGAAAAACTTATTGAAAAATTTCCAAGTATAATAAACGAAATAAGTTCAATATCTTCAATGGGAAAATCAATGGTTGATGATGGACCTTCTGTTTATTATCCAGGTGAGTCTTATGAAAGTTACACATCAAACCGTGCAAAGCAACTTGGTTATGATGTGCTTGACTTTGTGGTTGGAAAAAACGGATTAGGTCGTAACGCAGATTATCGTGAGTGGGGAAAATACTCTGGTCCAGTTCCTGCGGTATCTTTTTATCCTTCTGGTGATTTTGATGTAGGATCACCTACAAATCAAATTAATACAGAAGAAACTTCAAATGCCCACGATCAATGGGTTAACTTCATTGAAAATGTTGCCGAAACTGTAGGATACAAACTTGTAGACTTTGTTGGTTCTGAAAAATCCATTCGTAAGAACAACGAACAAGGAGATGAAGACCTTGTTGATAAAAATACAATTGATTCATCTAGCAAAGAAGCAAGTGGTAGTGAAGAAATTGATAAAGGAGTTGAAGGTCATGCTATAAAGGAAAGCAAAATAATCACAGAAGGAGGTGCGGCTGGTCATATGAGTCATCCTTTCGATGATCGTGATTTAACATTTGCCGATTTAAAAGAAATGATTCGTAGGTCGTTGGCAGGTGAACTAAATGTTGAAAAAGAAGTTACTGAAAAACTTGATGGTCAAAATTTAATGTTTTCTTGGAAAGATGGTGAATTGGTGGCTGCAAGAAATCAAGGACATTTAAAAAATGCAGGAGCAGCCGCACCTAATGTAAAAGAATTTTCTAGTATATTTGCTGATCGTCCTGATAATATTCGTGATGCGTTTGTAAGTGCAGTTGAAGATTTGGAAACTGCTATATCGGGTCTTACTGATGCACAAAAGAATAAAGTATTTCGTGAAGGTGAACGTTTTATGAATATAGAGGTAATGACACCCGCAACACAAAATGTTATTCCTCAAAATGTAGATATGTTGGTATTTCACGGAACACAAGCATATGATTCCGCAGGAAAAGCAGTTAGTGTAGATTCCGAGGGAAACGATATAACAAGTGAACTTAAAGACTCTGCAAGAATGCTTAAAGGTATGCTTAAACAAATAAACGCAGATGTTCAAAGTCGTTATTCACTGAACGCACCAATTGTTGTGGAACTTCCTAAAAGCAAAACATTCGGAGATTCTTATACAAAGTATTCTGCTAAAATAGATAAACTTAAAAATAAATTTAGATTAAAAGACAACGACAAAGTAATGAAGTATCATGATTCTTGGTGGAGAGATTTATTAAATAAGCAACAAACAAAAACTAAAGAGATATTTCCATCAAAAGTATACGAGGCACTCATCGGTCGTTGGGCATATAACGATAAGTCCAATAAAATTACTACAATTAAAAAAGAATTATCTGATCATCCAAAGTTACTTGCGTGGGTTACTAAGTTTGAAAAAGAAGATGTTACAAAACAATTTGAAGAAAATATGTGGCCATTTCAATTCATCTTTTTGAAATTGGGTGCGGAAGTATTAAAGAATGTAAAAGGATTCGTTGCGGCCGGAGGAAGTGATGATATAGCAAAGGCACTTGATGTTCATGTTAAAACATTAGAATCAAAAAAGATTGGTTCTGTTGAATCACCTGATAAGTTTAAGAAAGACATGGAGAAGTTAAATAAAAATCTCAATCGTCTTAATTCTATTGGTGGAAGCAACGCAATCGCACCAACAGAAGGTGTTGTATTTCAATATAAAGGTGGAACATATAAACTAACCGGAACATTTGCTCCTATAAATCAAATTATGGGTATAATGAGATTTTAAAGTGAAAACAAACGAAAAAAAATTATCAAGGGCTGCACGAATTAAACTTGCAAGATCAGCAAAAAGAACTGCAAAAAAACGTGCAATTAAAAGAAAACTACTTGCAAAAAGAATGAAGTCCCCTGCGAAACTAAAAAAGGTAGCAGATAAGGCCGCAAAAAATATATTAGTAAAAAAATTGGCAGGAGGAAAAAAGTATCAAGAATTATCTCTTAGTCAAAAAGAATTTATAGATAAAAAACTTGCAACAAAAACAGCTGTGATTAACAAAATTTCAAGAAAGTTATTGCCTAAAGTAAAACAAAAAGAAAAAGAAAGAATTAAAAAAGTAAGAAGTAAAATTAATAATAAAAATGCAGTAAATGAAAATAAGCACGGAGTTTTTACACTCGGTGTAAATGGTTCTAAATTAGAAGTATCTGCACAATATATTAATGGAAAACTAAAACCTTTTTCTTTCAAAAGCAAAAAAGAAGCAATTCAGCACAAAAAGAACGTAGGTGGAAAAATCTTTCAATCTCCCAAAACAAATATATATTATGTTGAGTTTACGAAATTAGATGGACCTATAACAGAAAAATCAGTATCGAAATCACAACAAAGATTATTTGGAATGGTTCATGCTTACAACAAAGGAGATTTAAAGAAGACTGATGTGGATACTGATTTATATACAAAAATAAAAAAAATAGCAAATGGCATGACAAAAAAGGATGCAAAAAAAATGGCAAAAACTGATCATGATGATTTACCAAATAAAGTTCCTACCAACGAAGGAAAGGAAGAGCAAGAAAATTTAAAAGATTTAAAAGCAATACTTGATGTTGCAAAAATGCTGAGTGACAAAAGTCCTTATTTCAAAGGTCGTGGTAGCAAAAAAGAATATATTAAAATGCTAGTGCATAAAATAAAAAAATTGTCGGAAGCAAAACAAAAAAAACTATTAACAAAACTTGATGCCTATAATAAGGTAAGAAAACAAACAATGCCTAAAAGTAGACCAATGAAAAGTAAAAAGTCATATGATAGAAAAGACTTTAAAAAAGGAAAGTATGATTAAGTTAAATGGTAACATTTATTTAAAATCAATTGAAGTTGAAAAAGAAATATCATCGGTATGTACCAAATTCAGAACATCACAACGTGCAGTCTTACCTAAACCAGTTAAGTATCTTGATAGAGAGTTTGTAGTTTCTATTCAAGATGAAGGACTAAAACTATCATTACATTGTGGATATTTATATGGATACGGAGAAGAACACTGCTCTGTAAAAAAAGTCATTCTGTGTATACAGGATAGAATGAGAAAAGAAGAACATTGTTCCGAAGAATTAAGATTTATGCAATATGATTTAAGTGATTCTCAACGAGATAAATATAGAAATTTGTATTTAAACTTTTTAATAAACGTTTTTTTAGATGAATGCGTAAAATCATTTGAAAAATTATCTTAATATTTGACAAACTAGAAAAAAAGTGTGATAATATTGGATATGGCAAAAATGGATAAAGATGATATTAAGTATGTGATTAAACGATCACGTAAGTTGTTTCAAGGAGAAGAACTTCCTAAAGTTCATGGTTACGAAGGAGAAGTTGAAGAACTTGTAATAAGACAGCCAGGTGAAATTTGGACCGACAAAGATGGAAAAGAGTGGAAGCAAGTTGGAACTAACTCCAAGGTAAGAACAGAAACTCTAATGGATACTGTGCGAAAAAGTTTACGAGAAGCACCCAATTGTCCAAAGAAAATGTGTACAGTTGATCACACAAAATACTTAGATAAAAGAATGCTTGCGATGAAAGGAATGTGCTTTGATTGTGTTCAAGAATATGAACAAAAACTTAAAGATGAAGGAAAATACGAAGTATATGAAAAAAAGACTATGCTCGAAAATGAACTTAGTTTTTTATTAGATACTAAAACAAAATTAGTAGAATCAAAAGAACACATTACAAATGATCCAAAGTTTTTAAACGAGGATGGTTCACTTGAACAATGGAATCTTCCAAACAAAGATGAAATTATGAAAGAACTTGAAAACGACTTGGAAGAATTAGAAACTCGTTTAAAAGAAGTAGAAAATAACCTTCAAGAGTATGCTGATATAGATTTATAAAAGTTTCAAGGTATCGTCGAAACTTTTATATTATAAGAAAATTAAATATATACATATTTATCTGTAATGGGTAATAAAATTCCGTTACGAGAAATAATAAAACAAGAATATGCTGAGTGTTTAAAGTCACCTGCATATTTTATGAAAAAGTATTGTAAAATTCAGCACCCAACTATGGGTACAATACCATTTCATTTGTATGATTTTCAAGAAAAAACTTTAGAGAGTTTTCGTGACGAGCAATTTAATATTGTATTAAAAGCAAGGCAAATGGGTATATCAACTTTAGTATCGGGTTATGCTTTGTGGTTGATGACCTTTTTTACAGATAAAAGTATTCTTTGTATTGCTATTAACCAAGAAACTGCAAAGAATATTGTTACAAAAGTAACGCATATGTCTGAGCATTTACCGAGTTGGTTGCGAAGTGAGTGTACTGAAAAAAATAAATTAAGTATGCGTTTTAAAAACGGAAGTAATATTCGTGCGGCTTCAAGTAGTGTAGATGCTTCCCGTTCATCCTCTCTGAGTTTACTTATCGTGGACGAGTGTGCGTTCATTACGAATATGGAAGAAATATGGACTGCATCGCAATCTACAATTACAACAGGTGGTCGTTCTATTTTACTTTCTACTCCAAACGGAATTGGTAATTTCTTCCACAAAACGTGGGTTGGTACTATGGACGGATCAAATGATTTCAATCCAATTAATTTGCACTGGTCATTACACCCTGAACGTGATCAAAAGTGGAGAGATTTACAGACAAAGGTTCTTGGAGAAAAGGACGCAGCCCAAGAGTGTGATTGTGATTTTATAAGCAGTGGTCGTTCGGTAGTAGATGCTTCTATTCTTGATTGGTATAAAAACAATTTAGTAAAAGAACCAATAGAAAAACGAGGTGCTAATAAAGAATATTGGTTATGGGAATATGCGAACCACAATAAACACTATGTAGTTTCTGCCGATGTTGCAAGAGGAGACGGTCGTGATAAAAGTGCATTTCATGTATTTGATGTAGATAATGTAAAACAAGTCGCAGAATTTAAAGGAGATATAGAAACAAAAGATTACGGAAATCTTCTTGTGGCAGTAGCAAGTGAGTTTAATAATGCTTTACTTGTAGTGGAAAATGCGAATATAGGGTGGGCAGTATTACAACAAATTATAGATAAAGGTTATAGTAATTTATATTATACACAACGAGATTTTCAATATATAGATGAACTTACACAACATACTAATAAAATAAATCGTATGGAAAAGAAGCAAGTTCCTGGATTTACAACCTCTATAAAAACGAGACCATTAATAATTTCCAAAATGGAAAGTTATGTTCGTGAAAAAGAGGTCGAAATACAATCAGAACGAACGATTGAAGAATTATTTACATTTGTATGGAATGGTCAACGAGCAGAAGCAATGCAAGGATATAATGATGATTTAACATTAAGTTTGTGTATGTCATTGTGGGTAAGAGATACTGCATTGAGATTTAGAAGTGAAAATGTACAAACTCAAAAAAGTTTGTTCGATTACATGGGAAGTTCAAATCAATTAGATTCAACTCCGTTTGGTAAATCTGGATTAACAAACAATCCATATGAAATGAATACGGTAAATGGTCAAAAAGAAAATATCAATTGGTTATTTTAAAAAGGAAATCAAAAATGAAAGCAAATAAAACATCTTTATTACTGATACTTTTTTCTGTTTTATTCAACACAGGATGTCAGTCACTACTACCAACACAACAAATTTACACAGAAACAACCTATAAGTCATATGCTGAAGTAGAAGATTTAGTTAATAAAATTGAAGTCGGGAAAACAACATATATTGATTTAGTAAAAATTGGACTTGATCTTGAAAATATTCCAAATGTTAAAAAATTAACATATCTTGATATAATGGAAAAATTTAAACTTGATAGTCCTTCTAGATATACTTTATTTAATAAAATTGAATTACCTTCAGGAGTTCTTAAAACTCTGGCTGCCAGAGAAGATGGACTTGCATATGAAATTAATTTAGAAAAATTAAAAAATCAAAGAGAAGGAAGTGTTATACTCGATGTTCTTAATTTTAGAAAAAATGTACACACAACTGGATGGAAAATAAGTGTTTTAATTTTAATTGTAGATGAAAAAGTCGAATATGTTTTGTACTCCGGAGAAAAAAACATTGATACACTTAAAAAAGAAAAAAATCCATTGGGTCCTTTTCAAGGATTTGATGGAGGTGACATTATAGGGGCAGCCAGTGACCTGGATCTATAAACTTGACGTTTTATCATTAGTATACTAAAATTTTAAACTTATAAGTAAAAAAATGGCAAAACCAAAAAATAAATTATTCGCAGGTCTAAAAAGATTATTTTCTTCGGATGTAGTAGTTAGAAATGTAGGTGGAAAAAAACTTAAAGTTGTAGACACAGATGATATTCAGCATTCGAGTAGTGTTCGTGATAAGTACAATAGAATGCATACAATGTATAGTGATTATGTAAGTATGCACAATAGTATAGGATTTCAAACTGCTAGATTAGAGTTATTCAATGATTATGATGTCATGGATAATGACCCAATTTTATCAAGTGCGTTGGACATATATTCGGATGAATGCACAACTAAAAGTGAATTTGGTGAAGTTTTAAAAATTTCCAGTCAAGATTCCAATGTAAAGGGTATCTTAGAAAATCTTTTTTACGAGATATTAAATATTGAATTTAATTTATGGGGATGGACACGAAATATGTGTAAGTATGGTGATTTTTATTTACATTTAGAGATTGAACCTGAGTATGGAGTTTTAAACGTAAAACCAATTTCAACGTATGAAATGACACGACTTGAGGATATGGATCCTGAAAATCCATCATATGTTTGCTTTAAACAGGAAGGTTCTGCAAAAGCATCATACGAAAATTATGAAATTGCTCACTTTAGATTGCTCGGTGATACAAACTTTTTACCATACGGAAAAAGCATGATTGAATCTGCTAGACGTTCGTGGAAGCAACTTCAACTAATGGAAGACGCAATGCTTATTCATAGAATTATGAGAGCACCTGAAAAAAGAATGTTTTACATTGATATTGGTAATATCCCACCGAACGAAGTTGATAACTTTATGCAAAAAGTTATTAATAAGATGAAAAAAGTTCCTTATGTAGACCAACAAACTGGTGATTATAATTTAAAGTTTAATCTACAAAATATGACAGAAGACTTTTTCTTACCTGTGCGTGGCGGTGATAGTGGTACTCGTATAGAAAGTTTAGGAGGAATGACGTATGATGGAACTGAAGATATTGAGTATGTAAAAAACAAAATGATGTCCGCACTTAAAATACCAAAAGCATTTCTAGGGTATGAAGAAGGAATAACAGGAAAAGCAACACTTGCGGCTGAAGATATAAGATTTGCAAGAACAATAGAACGGGTTCAACGAATTTTACTAAGTGAACTTACGAAAATAGCAGTAGTTCATCTTTATTCACAGGGATACAAAGATAGTAAACTTGTTGATTTTAATTTATCACTTACAAACCCGTCTACTATTTTTGAAGAGGAACGTGTTAGAATTCTATCCGAAAAATTAAATACTGCACGTGATATGGTTGATGCAAAAATGTTTTCTAAAGATTGGATATATGATAAAATATTTGGTCTTGCAGAAGATGAAGTAGAAGGAATTCGTAATGATTTTGTAGATGATGCTAAAGAATTTTTTCGATTGGAAAGCATTCAAAATGAAGGAATAGATCCGGCTGACCAAAGTTCTAATGATTCAACAGAAGACGGTGGTGATGATGAAGGTGGAGGTTCTTTTAATTTTGAAGAGTCTGATGATGATAATGTTCATAAAAGAAAACGAGAAGAAGAAAAACGAAAAAATAGACACAACAAGTATGACCACCCGGATGACAAACCAATGGGTCGTGACCCACTTGGTGCAGATGAACGAAAAGTATCTGGACGGACAAGTGAAAGTCCACTTAAGTTAGAATCTGACTTAGAAAAACTTGATCAGTTTTTAACAAGAAAGCAGAATACAGAAGATTCAAACCCACAACATTTAATAGTTGAAACTGAGCAAGATGCAAAAAATTTTGTTGAAAATCTAGAGAAACAGGTAAAATTAGATTAAAATAAAATTTACATGATAATTAAATTTAACAAATATTAACTATATTTATATTTATATACATTACCATCGCAACTTCACGTGAAAAAATTAAAACATAGCAAATTTAAAAATACCGGAATATTATTCGAGTTATTGGTACGCCAAATTACAGCAGATATTCTCAATGATAATAAACAGTCTTACGCAAATAAACTTATGAGAAAATACTTTTCGGAAGAAAGTGTGTTGGGTCAGGAGCAAAGATTATATCAATTGCTTATGGAAGAAACTTTTACCGATGAGTCTTCTGCTGAAAAGTTTTTGGAGGTTGTGGTGCAATCTCACTCAAAATTAGATTCGTTAAATTTGAGTAAAGCAAGATATAATTTGGTTCGTGAGATGAAAGACAACTACCCAATCGATGATTTTCTTCGTTCTAAAATCCGAAACTATAAAACATACGCAAGTATTTATAAATTATTTGAAAGCAAGACGCCAAATGTATTCTGTGATCCAAAAGAATTATTCGAGTCAAAGAGTACAATAGTGCAAAACATTCTTAATACAAAATCAAATTATTTAAAAAATGATGAAATAGTTGAAACCTATGAAAAGCAAAATGAAGATTTAAGACTTATTAGTTATAGATTGCTTGTAAATAATTTTAATAAAAAATATAGTAGTTTAGATGAAAGGCAACAAACTCTTCTTAAAAACTAT